CTTCAATTTCTTCTTCAAGAAATCTACGTTTCATATATGCTTCATGAGGTTCTTGCGTCATTTATTAAGTTTACCCTTGATTGCTTCTAATAAGAGACTTAAGTTCTCTTTTTTATTAAGATTTGTTCCATCTACTTCAATACCTAATATGTCTTCAAGTTCTCGTAACATTACTTTTACTGTCAAATATTTCTGATCATCCTCAAATACAGGCTTTTCGTAGATTTTAAGTTGTACTAGTTTACTAATTACACTTCTATATCCTTTTGAAAAGTGTTCTGCTAACTCGTACACATCTTTCTTATTTTCTTCAGTATAAAGTTGAATAAGCTCTTGTTCTTGCTCATCATTCCAAGCTTTAATACTCATTTTCGTTCTCCAATTCTAATTCTAACTGATTATTCCATATAAATCTTTTTGCAACAAGTTCTGCAGCTTCTTCTAAAAGAGGGATAAGTGAACTTACTTCATCTGCAGGAATAGAAAACCCTGTTTTAGTAGGAAACCACATACCAGTATCTCCATCCATTGTGTATTCTCTTATATGTAAGTAAAGTTTTTCTCTGAACTCGTTCACAGTTACTTTTACTGCATTACCGTTTGGTTTATGAAAAGCTGTTCCAAAGTCTACATTCATATAATTACAGTTTCATCTTTGCTAATAAAATTTTTCATCCAGTTTGTAACAGGATAGGCTTTAAAAACTTGAACAAGAGCGTATCTCGTTTTAGTTTCAGATCTATTTTGCATCCCATGCTTAACTAAATCTGGATCAAATATTATTGACTCACCATTCTCTAACTGGTATTCGACTTTCTCATTATTATACTCAAAAGTATAGATAAAATCAACACTAGATGTAAGTGCAGTTATCATTCTGAGTCGATAATCTTCGTTAGTCTTAGCTTCTGAATTATTACCGTCTACATGTAAAGGAATAGTCTTACCCGGATCTTGTTTGTGAATCCTAATTCTACTAGTTTCAATTTCGTAAAAATCTGCTAATAGTTTTGTTTCGGGTATCTTGTTATATAGTTGAGTGTATTTAAAGTTTTTTGGTTTTTCAATAGGATCACTCCTATAAAAGTCATAAACACTTCCAGATTCACTTTTTATAGCTATGGCATCAACATACCCAGCTAAATCTTTATCTACATGCTCTTTAAATTTAAGTTTATGTACCCAACTAAAATCTGTCTGTATTTTAGTTTTTACTTTAATTAGCATTAATATTTTTTCTTTCTTCAACCATAACAGGATTAAAAAAATCTATTCCATTTTCGCATTTACGGCACATCTCATAGCAAGCGTGAGGTTCAGGAATTACCTCTTCGTAGCTTGATTCAAAAATATTACCAATAATATGTTCTAACCCATAGTCCATACAACATAGAGCAATATCGCCATTAGGTAAACAGACATTGTGATACATACGTTCATCACAGCCACAAGTCATTGATTTACTGCCGTGATCAATACTTTTAAAAGTATAAAGTTTTACTTCAGGTTTTAGTGCGGCTTCTCCTATAAGATTTCCTGCTCGACTCCACATATCATATTGTGGTGCGTTTGGGAATGCATGTTTTACATCATCGTGTACTGTTCCCATAGACATAATTTGAAAATTTTTTATCTGATCTTTAACTTCTGCTAAATATTCAATGGTTTCAATATATTTTTTAGTAATAGGATGTTTTGCTTTACGTTCTTGATCAGGTAAGTGAATAGTAAATCCTCCATTTGGGGCACCTGCAAAAGGTATATCTTTTATACGTTCTACATCAGTTTTATCCATGCCTACAACAGTTGTAAAAGCACTTACTGGATGACCTGTTTCATGAGCGTATAGTAGCATATCAGTACATGATTTATTTAGCCAAGGTTCTGTAAATCCTGCAAACGTAATTCTTACTTCTTGTGGTATTTTATCTACTATTCTTTTAAAATTGTCTAGAGTAAGTGTTTTTACCCCCTTATACACTTGTAGTAGTGTTTGCTGAGGACAAAATACACAATCTACTACACACCCTTTTGGAGGAATAACAGTAGTAAATTCCATTGTAGGTGCAATACTATGTTTCCAAGCATCTTTTACAACTTTTTTCTTGTGAATATATCCTACTTTTCTTGGTATTATATCAACTTGAGGAGGAGAAAGCATGTAATCTTCTGCAACATTTTCTTCGTTAGTTAGACAGGTCATTTTATTAAGAATATCTGAGTCTATTAAATCAGCCTTTACCCACCAGTCTTCGAACATACGTCCTTGAACAGGGCTAATATCATTTACTACTAAAGTATATCCTTTACTTCTTAAAAATTCTCTACTTTTTTCTCTGACACCCGATTTAGTATCTGCATAATAATCGTGCTCAAAAGTAATTACTTTAAACTGGTATTTATCAAATGGAATATTAAATAAAGCTTTTAAGGATGTGTGAGGAGGCTCACAATCTATCTGTAAGTAATCAATAGTCTTAGTAAAATCATTTAATTCTAATATAGATAACCAATCAACTGCAGTAGCATCCCCTTTTAAACATAAATTTTTTCTCTCTTGTTTAAACTGTTGTACAAAACTTTCTTCAATATCTATACTTATCCCTATCCAATCAAATTGTGTTTCTAACAATGCTGTATTATTACCTTTAAAAGGTCTGCAACTACCTATTTCTAAATATGTTCCTTGTTTTTTACCATCAAGCATACTTAAAACAAACATATCTTGATATGCTTCACTATAATTTTTATTTATTTTATCACTATTTACAAATTTATGTTTTAATTTATCTAATTTTGTTGAATCATAAAACTTTTTTTCTTTTTTCTTTTTTAATAGTCCAAGATTGATCATATTGTTATAGACTAACTCGCGATAAAAATCATTCATTTCGCTTTGCCAGTTAAAATGTAAATCAGTAAATATTTCTCTCGACTCATCACACAGCCCTGTCCAATAAGCTGTATGACCTTTTTGAAAATATAGTGCAAATTTACCTGGAAATTCAGTAATTTTAAGAGGAGGTAAACCAAAATTACAAAACTCTAAAGCTTGAGAAGAAGTTTGATATGAATCTATCCAATTTGATGCGTGATCAGTTCTTTCCTGCGCTAATGAAAGTGCTAAATAGGCTTCTGGTCTACGAGGAAGAATTGACACAGCATGTTGTAAAAGACCTTTAACACTTATGGACCTCATACCTTGCAATTCGAAGCAGGATGCTGCTTTTAACATACATTCATACTGTAATTCTTTATTTCTCGTTCTTTCAGCAGTTCGCAGAAAAAAACTGATTGCTGCAGAAGTTTGGTTAATAGAGTTATAGTGTAAAGCTAATAGTAAGTTAGCCTTTGCATCTTCGGGGTTGTTTATGTATTCTTTTAGTAGTTGATCTAGTTTTTTATCCATCTAAAAACTCTTCTATAAACTGTGAGGTTGTTTTGAGTATGTAAGCAGCATTGTCTTGAAAACCAAATGATATTAAAATATGATCTTTATAGTAAGTCATACCTGTAGCAAACTCTACAAGCCCTCCCATAAAATTAAAAGGTTTTGAACATTTTACTAAATTAAATTGTTTATCCCATTGCATAAATCTGTGAGTATATATAGCATTTTTTCTACCTGTTTCATGCTTATCAAGATTTACTGCGTGTGTAATAGATAAATATCCTTCGTTCCCTTTCCAAGGTATTAATTGTGATCCACCTCTTTCATCTCTAGGAAAACCTTCAATATCACTTGTAATATTAGTTTCAGTTTCGCCGGATACTGGATTAAACATAGCTATTTCAGTAGGATTACTCCATTTTACCCACGAAAAAGGCTTGTTAAGAATAGGCATCCAGTTTTTTTCACAATAAGAATCTTTGTCTTTTGGTAAGGGTATTCTGGTTCTTTCTACTTCAACTACATCGTTTTCATATATCTCAAGTTTGCTTAATTCCATTCTTCCTACTCCATTTGTAGTAGTGTCTCTTCTTACTCCTGTAATATAGTAACTATTATTCCAGAATATGAGTCTGGCGTCTTCTAATCCTACAAAGTCCCAGAGAGGTTCATATGTATCAAATTTTGAGGTATCTATTTTATGTGATTTTACTATGTCTAAGTTATCGTCAAGTTCTAGGTACCAATTCCAGGTACGTAGTTTAATATCATTTTCAGGATGTATGTAAGTAAGAGGACCAAACGGATGATGAAATAAGTTTTTTTCGCTGTGGTAAAAAGTATAATTTACATTACGCAAAATAACTCTAATTTTATTATTATGGTATAAGATTGAAGGGTTCATTAAACCAAGAGAGTTAGCTTCAATAATAAGCGGGTGAAGCGATCCTCTAGACAGTTTTACTAAGTTTTGGATAATCATTTAAATATTCTTTAATCTGTTTGCCTTCTACTGGACGATCTAAGTAATCTTTACCAAGTATCCATATATTAGGATTTTTTTCTGCAATTTGTTTAGTCCAGGTCTCATAGCAATCTCTAACCCCTGCTAAGCCTCTTAAATACTGTGCATTTACTGTATGAAAAGCATTACTCCACCAAATTACTTCGTTACCTGTACCAGTTATCTTAGCAGTAACTTTTTCTGGTTTTTCGCAAATATCTACCCATATATATTCATGCTTAAGTGTTTTATACCTACTCCAATGTTCTTTTATATCTTTTTCAGAACCCCACCAATTTATTTCACGTTGCCAAAGCTCTGATCTAGTCATTGTTTCTGTCCCAGCACCCCCAGTTTCATTAAATTTAAATTTACTATACGCCCAATCTAGAAATGCAGGATAGTCTTCTCCATCCCACTCTTGCACTAACAGTTTCTTAAAGGCTAAAGATTGTTTACTATAGTCAAAAAATACAACTTCAGTATTTTCACTAAAACCAAATTTATTGAGAATCATATTAGGTTTGAAACTAGCTGCTACGCAGTAAAGTTTATCTATTGGTTTTATGTCTAAATATTTAATGTCTGTATAATTTTCTGTATTCCAAAAGAAAACACAGGTTGGTGCGTACTCAACTATATTATTTATCCAATTAAGTTGTGAGGACAACTCAGTGGCACTTGAGTTAGGATATAAATATTGCTTTACGTTTCTAATTTTTGGATGAAAGTTATAAACTGTTAAACCGTTAGCTAAACTTGTATTAATGAAATTCCAACCATCTACTAAAGGTGTACAAATAGTAGATTCTTCAGTTGGGGACAAAGATAAAGGAGTGTAGTCATCGTGTATATCTTTAGCATGTCTTTTTGCTTTAAGCACCGTTTCTTCTTTTGTTTCTTTTTGTCCAAAAACTGGCTTATCAAACTTTTTATAGTAGTCAAGATTTACCAGCATACACTGTTTATGAAGACCATAATAACCTTCATCACCTTTTGGATTATTTTTATTCTTTTTGTTTTTGTCTATAATATGCCCAGTAACAAAAAAGTTGCGTTTTTCAATCCAATTTTCAATATGAGAAAAGAAAGAAGCTTCCATAATTATATGACCTACAGATTGAACAATGCAATAATCTACGTCGTATTCTAAAGCTTTATCTAGTACAGCATTTACAGATTTTTCTACAATAATCGGCCCAAAATACTTAAATCGTGTAAAAAACTCTGTTATTTCTTTAAATTTTTGCGCCCTTGTTAAGTGTTGAGAAAACTGAGTATTATCGTATATACCAACAACATAATTTTTATTAGCTCCCATTTTTCTCATAAGAATCCTCTACTAACTCTTCAAATTCTTTTGATTTTATTCCGTGTACAATAATATGATATCTGTCTTCATTACTTTTATTGTAAACTGCGTGCATGTTACCTACGTCTAACATAAGAGCCGCCCCTGAAGTAAAAGGTACAAATCCTTCGTGATCTATCATTTTCATTTTACAAGTTTTTGGATTATTTAAAGCAATGTTAACAGGAGATAACTTATGCTCATGCATATCTTTATGAGGAGATATAAAACCTCCTGGTTCAAGTAACATATATCTTACTCTATAGTATTCTTTATAGGGAAAATTGCATTTGAAAAAAGTATATGTTACAGGACACTGATCAATTATATCTGTCCAGATATAAGGAGCTTCATCATTAGATTTATACCCGTATTGGTCATAGTGATTCGTACTTTCAGCAGAGATACCATGTATACATAAACTTTTCCAGCCTTTATGATGATAACCGCCACCTCCGTCTTGATCACGGTGAGCTACGAATCTATTTTTTAAAGCTTTAGCTTCTTCATACATTTCTTGGTGTGGAAAAGAGATATCAAGTTTTAGCCAAGGAAGATTGCTTTTGTTGACAATCCAATCAAAATTCATTAGTAAATATCCAATAAATCTTCGTCAAATGCAAAACTAGTCCCACAGCCACAAGAGGCTTTAGCTCCTGGGTTATTAACTTGGAGAAGTTTATTCATACCCTTATCATGAAGGTCTATTTCGCTTCCGTATAAAAAAGTAAGACTCTCTTTATCAATAACAGCAGGGGGTGCTTGAGAAAATACAACATCATCTTCTTTTACTTCGTCTGCTATATCAAACTCATAATTAAAACCAGAACACCCTCCACCTGCTACTCCAAACCTAAAATACTGATTATCATCTAAATTTTCAGATATAAATATCTGTGCTTTTGGAGTTATAGTAGGAAGTTGTCCTTTTACAGACTCATCAATTATAGGAGCATTTCCATGAAAGTCTCTTAATATTTGCTCTTCTAAAGTTTGTGGCTGCTCAGAGTGTTCATATTCAGCAAAAAACTTATCTAAATCGGACTGTATCTTTTCTTGATCTGACATTTTCAAATACCTTTACATAACTATTAATTACACTATCCCAAGTATTCTCTGGAATAAATGTTTTTAACTTATCAAATTTTTTGTCATCATGGCTATGATAAATAAATTGTAACGCTTTTCCAAGAGATTGTCCATCTGGTTCATTCACAAAAGTGTGAGAGCCCATCTGAGTTGTAGCGTCTCCTGGTTTAATTGCGAATATATTAGCATTAGTAATGTCAATATGTGCTTGTCTTACTGGTACTTTTATGCCTATATCATCAGGGATAAAATCGTCAGTTGGTCCGTTAGCTGATACTATAGGATAAGCCCCGCACGCTACTGCTTCTTGTACATGCATCCCAAAACCTTCAGCTCTATAAGGATGTACAACTACCTTAGAAGCTCTAAAAATAGAAGCCATTTTTTCTTGAGAAATATTATCATCAATATATATTATTTCACCACAATTTGTTTTATACTGTGCTTTAATAATCTCATTTATAACATTATTCTTACCATAAATAGCAGGATTATCTTTGATTATAAGAGTTGCTCTATCAAACTTTTTAAAACATTGATGCCACAAATTCATTAATATATCTAAACCTTTTCTCCATTGAGAATTACCTACATATACAAAATTAAATCTTTCTGGATCTATACCGTATTCAGTACACGGCTCAATGTTTTTATTAAATATTTTTTCATCGTATCCGTTCGGCACTACAAATAAATTATCTGGGTTTAATCCGCCATTTCTAAAAGTAGTTGCTACAAAATTACTAGGTACAATTAAACCGTCTGCAAATGTTTCAAACTTATATTGCCATTCAAAAGGTGCTTTAGTAAACTCCCAGGGTTGAATGTACAAAATTTTAGTTTTTTTATTAGTAGGCCAGCCCCAAATAGGTGGATAAGAATGCCTTACTTGAATATCAACAATTTTATCTTCTAAATCTTTCTTTTCTAACTCTTTTACATCTTTTATTACAGATTTTTCTAAGTTAGCTTCAGGAGTCACTTGGTCTAAAGGAGTTATGTAGATGTCCCACTCAGGTTTTAGTTTAGCTAATTTTAATGCTAAATTTCTATTTATGATAGTCAAAGAGTGGTTATCATAAAATTTTCCTACAAATTCTATTATCATATTAGTATGCCCTATTTGAGTTTTGTTTAATATAGTCTTCAACATGTTCAGTGGGTATGGCCTCTAATGCTGGCCACTGGATTGCTCCTAACCCAGAAGTTTTAAAGTCTTTTAATTCTTTATAATTATCAAAATCAACTTTAGACCAGATTTGGTAAAAAGGATCTTTTTCTACTAAATCTGAATGACCTATATTATGAATTTTTTCGTGTAACTCTTTGTCAGGTCTACACAAACTCCAGTGGAGAGCGACAAGGGGAGAATTTAACCTATTATGACCTGCTGCGCTTTTATCTGTCCATCTTGCATAGGTAAAGGTACTATCTAAAGAGGTAGTCATGCCTTGATTTTCTCCAAAAAACGGTGTCCCATCTTGATTAGCAATAACTAATGTAATGGAATTTCCTTCTTCATCTTCCACAACTTTATAAGGAGTAGCCCACGTCATACAGATATCATATTTATTGTAATATCTCTCAACTATCGGACAATATTCATAAAAAAACTCTTTAGCATTAACTAACCACTCATCTGCATCAAAGCTAAATAACCAATCATTTGTACACTGACTTTTAAGAAAATTTCTTTCATAATTATCATTTTCTATGGCTACTTCTGATTGATGAAAGTCTTCTTCAATAATAGATATTTTTTTATCCCCGTCAATCGATGATAGTTCTGCCCAAAGACTTGCTTCATCAATATTAAAGCTATTACCGCTCCAAGTTATTCGATCTTTATCTATTCCTAATACTATTTCATCTACATAGTCATAGTATCTTTCTATAGATTTAGCTAAAAACCTATTAGCATCATAACTAATAAGACCGATTACTGATTTCTTTTTCATTTTTACCTCAAGATTTTGGAGTTGTATTAGCTTTTGGGGTTACACTAGTCGTTGGTTTGTTAACCATAGCTTTTTTCTTTATATTAAGTACCCTAATACCGCTAAAATATCTTGAAGCGTCACTTGTGCCACCTGACGTTCTGATATCACTAAACTGAATAGTAAATTTATCTTGATGTCTCAGTAACGATTTATTAAGTTCTTCTGCATGTTGAGCATTAGATTGATTAGTAAATACTATCACAAACTCCATTGCCATAGCATTAAGAGTTTTTTCAAAAAACTCATCATAAAGGGCTTGATTAACAGGAGTAATATCAAATAAACATACATTAAATTTAGGTTGCTTAGTCCAATCTATTTTTTTAAAGTCAGACTGTACTATAGTAATAGATCCGGGTATTTTTGTTTCAGGGTGAAGATCGTATCTTTTAATATTTGCTTCAAGCTGGGATTTCATATTATCCCAAATAAAACCTTCAGGTGCCCACTTTTTAGGTTCTCTATCGTCATACGTAAAATTATCAACACCAACAGCTTTACAGTCGTTACCAAAAACTGATGATATTAAAGTAGCTCCCTTATAGACCCCTAATTCAAGATAATTTACTTTACCTCCTGCACAAAGATTATTAATTAGGCATTTAAGCCTAATTGATGATAGCCCAAAAAGATCTCTTTCTCTTTCTGATATTTTTGATCTTTCGTTGTCTGCTTGTTCAAGTGATGCAGCTATCCACTCTTTATTCAATGTTGCCACTATTTTTCCTTCCTATTATTTTATCTAATGGATAAAATGGTAAATATATAATCAATAAAACAACCAGTAAAGCTAAAGCGGGTATTCCAAAAAATAAAAAACTTATTAACATCCATAACATAACTATGCCTGTTAGTATAGGTCCTGCTTTTTTTCTACGATTCTCAAACATTGATTCAATTTCTGACTTATTAATATACACTTTATCCAAGTTTTATCTCCTTGTCCAGCGTTTTATAAAATTTTGAATTGCCCCATTTCGTCTGGAGTCTTTCTAGATTTCTCATTTCCATTTTTACTTTAGAATCATCTTTGATTCGTTTATTGTCTCGTGATTCGTGGTGAAAGACTCTGACTGGTACTTGATATATACGTTCACCAAGCTCTCTTCCTCGCAAGCAGTAATCCACGTCTCTGTTGTACGTCCATTCATATTCAGAGCTAAAATCCCCAACCTTGTTAATAAAGGATCTTCTGATATAGCATCCTCCAAAGGTTGTCCATGCGACTTCTCTAACTTTATTGAATTGACCCCTATCGATCTCCAAATTTTCTTTGAATTTTGATTGGTTTTCAAGAATGAGACCGCTTCCGAAATGATCTGGTCTTTGATTTGTAAATCGTCCTCCTCCGCACTGTACATAAAATTCATCTTTATCATTTGTTGCGGGGTACAAAAGTAAGCAACCAAACATTCCTGCTTCTGGGTAGAGTTTAACATAGTCTAATACCTCTTCAAACCACGTATCGTGGTGGGGTGTCATGTCAGCGTGAAGAATGAATATGTCATCTTCTGGATATTGTTTCCATATTTTTTGAAACATCAGATCAGAGCCTATACCTGCATCATCTCTTTGATAATGAATATCAAGCTCCCAGAATAACTGCTGATGTTCTTTTATTTCATCCTCATAAACATAAGGAGTAATTATTTTAACTCCCATTAGTTTTTTTTAACTCTTTTTTACCTTTTTGCCACCATTTAACACGTTCATTTATTGCGGCAGCCTCACAAAAACCACAAAGTTTTTCAAGTTTGTTATTAGCGTCATAGTTACAAAATGGACAAGGTTTACTATCTTTTTTCATCTTTTTCTTTCAACTCTGATATACGTTTTATCATCCAATCACGTACTTTTTGTTTTTTTCCTTTAATTTCTAGTATTGTTAGCTCGTGTTCTAAGATTCGTAAAGTAGTCCATTCAACACTATTTAGCATTAAAATCTCCGTTCAGTCCAAGTTTTAGGGGTTTTATCATTTATAATTTCAAGGGGTAAGTGATATTTAAAATCTCTTGGTTTATTTTCTCTGATCCAATTAGCTGTTTTTGTAATAGCCTCTTTTACAGAAGTGCTTGTTTTATAGTTTAATAACTTTCTCGCTTTATCGCTAGAGCAAGTTGCGTGTTTTACTTCTTGAGGTCTTCCCTGAGTATAATAGATAGGTTTACCATTAAACCCTGTCTCATTAGCGCATAGATCTGACAGTTCTTTAATTGTGATAGGATCTTCGTCAGGACCTATGTTGATAGTTTCATAAACAATATTCTCATCTAATCCCATTTTTTCTAAGCACTGAACACAATCACCAACGTAGGAGAAACAACGCGTTTGTGCTCCGTCCCCGTAAATAATAGAGGGGTCACCTCGTAAGTTTCTGTTTAGCATTATACTCATAACATTTCTAAAGGGGTCATCATATTTCTGATGCTCACCCACTATATTATGTGGGACAGCTATGTTCCACTCTACTCCGTGAACTTTACCTAAAACTTTGAGAACTTCTTCACCCGCAACTTTAGCTATCCCATAAGGATCTACAGGTGCAGGTGACATATCTTCTGTAAAAGGAGCTTGCTGATTTCCGTATCTGGCCATAGAAGTACAGTAGATTATTCGTTTTACTCCTGCAGAGATAGCAGCAGAAAAAGTAGTTACAGATGCTTCGAAAATATTTCTCGTAATGAATGAGGGTGAAAAGACAGATAAACCTTCATGAGCTGTAGCAGCACAGTGATACACTATATCACATCCTTCCATAGCCTCTTTCATGGCGCTATAGTCACAACAATCAATTAAATGAAATTTTGCAAATGAAGGGACATTGTCTTCTTCTCCTCCAATATATGTATCATTTCCTACTACTGAATGACCTAATTCATACATTCTCATTGCAATATGATGACCTAAAAAACCGCCAATACCAGTTATAAATATTTTCATTGTTTATTACTTTCGTGTGCGAATTTTAAATCACAATAACCACAGACAACATATCCTTCGCTTGGTACTTTATAGTAAGTTAGAGGATGGTCATTATTGATTCCTGAGCACGAAACTACAGTGTTATCAACGTAAATTATATCTTCTACCATATCCAGTCTCTTTTTTTATAATATTCAACTAACTTTGGTAACTCATCGTCAAAAGATTTTTCAGGTTTCCATCCAATTTCTCTTAGCGGCTTACAAGATATAGAATACCTTACATCTTGACCAGGTCTATCATACGAAAAATCTAAATAATCTTCTAAGTTAGGAATTGATCTTTTTGTAGTTCCTAAAAAATACTGATTTATAATTTTTGTAACAGTTTCTAGATTAGTTTGTTCATATTCTGATGATATATTATATACTTTATTTTTTATATTTTCATACCCACTAACTTGATATAACCACATTACTGCATCGATTGTATCTTCTACATGTGTCCAAGTTCTAATTGGTTTTCCTTCATTATGTAACTTTATTGGTAGATTTCTTTGTAAACGTTTTACTGCTAAAGGTATCAGCTTCTCTGGGTACTGGCATAATCCATAATTGTTTGAAGGTCTAACAATAATATAGTCTAATCCATGAGTCCTAGACCAACTTTGTATCAGTAAGTCTGCAGATGCTTTTGTAGCTGAATAAGGGTTAGAAGGATTAAGTTGATTTGACTCATCAAAATTACCATTCTCAAGATCTCCATATACTTCGTCAGTTGAAAATTGAAAAAATAGTGGCTTGTCTACTCGAATTACTATTCTGCTATTTATAATATCTAGCAGATTTCTAACTCCTTCTACATTAGACTTAATAAAATCTTTACAGCCAGAATTACTAATATCAACGTCACTTTCTGCTGCAAGGTTAAAAATAACGTCACACTCAGGTAGCCACTTAATCTTAGCAATATCTTCTTCTACAAATTTAAACTTTATACCGTGTATGCTTTTAAGATTAAGCAGTTCTGTTAAGTCAGATACGTGTGTTAGTTTGTCAATTCCATATACTGACCAACCATCACTCAATAGTTTTTGGGCTAGATTTAACCCAATAAAACCTGCACACCCTGTGACAACAGCTATTTGATGAGACAATTTTCTACTCCTTCAGTGATTGGGTAACAAAGTATTCTGTTATACACATATTTAGAATTTTGCATACCTCGTAGAGGATGATAGTATTTTTTAACTTCATCATAAGCTGTAGTCGATTCTGAATGAATAAAAGGATAACAAGATGGTAAAAAGTCATCAGTCTCGTTAGGAAAAAATAAACCAGCCTCATTTCTTAACTCATATCGTTTAGAAAAATAGTTATCCAGCATTATAGACTTCATGCGCTTAAGGTCAAACTGATCCCACCATTGAAGTATAGCAGCAGCTGAAACTTCGCTCATTTTATAGTTGCCACTACGCTCATTGTGCTGCCCGTCTACAAAACCAAAGTTACACGCAATCCTAACAGCTTCTTCATATTTTTTATCAACAATCGCAAGTCCACCTTCTCCAAATCCTATATGTTTTGTGTGGTGAAGAGATACATACGAGCCAGTGCCATAATTTACAGCATTTTTACTTTTATATGTTGAAGCAGGAGTAGCTGCATTATCAAAAATTACTATTTTATTAGATAGAGTAGATAAAATTCTGTCAATATTAGTTAGATGACCAAAGCAGTTAGTGATAATTATAATTTCTGCATTTCTAAGATACGAATCTTCTAAATGTGGATGTAGATTTTCATCTAAGTCAAAAACAAGCGGTCCTTCCGCAGGGCCAATACCGTTAGAAGCAAATGTAAAATCTTGAGTAGCAATTCTTTTTTGATCATCTTGCCTTTGTATACCCCAAAGCATAGCATGAAGAGCAGTAGTACCACTACTAGTAGCTATAATTGCTTTTGAATCGTCTACTTCAAGAAGATCGCGAGCACGAGATTCAAGTTCTGATACAGCCCATCCATTATTACTCCATTGATTAGTGTTTTGAGCATTGCTTATGTACTTTTGAAATTTTTCAGTGTCTAAAGACTTTTTAATAACGTATGTTGTCATATATCGATTCCCAGTTGACCATTGGAGTTATACATCTATCTTGTAAGTGAGTAGCATGACCTGGCAGCGGACAAAGTGCTCCAACTTGTTTAAAAGCTTTCCAAGTCCAGCTATCGTCTGCAAATACTCCTGCTCTTAGCAATTCATATTTAAATTGTAACCATGTTTTACCTAGTGCTGCAATAGTAAGAGTGGCACTTGGAATAGTTCTTAGATGACCATACTTATGTAGTAGTATTGTAGCTTCTTTACTTGAGTCTATTGTATATCTATCAGGATAGTCATACGGAGCGTAAAACCCCGAATATTTAGAATTGAAAAATAAAGATTTCATAGCTGGAATAGCTGATGGAATATGTAAATAATCATCCTCACAAATATAAATTAATTCATCAGGGTTTACTTCTGCAACTGTTACTAAAAAATCCATTAAGTCTGTACAAGAATTAGCCGTTACAGGGTGGTATGTAGGGTAAGGGTGTGATTGTCTAGCGTCATCAAGTGATGTAATATCTTTTACTTGAAATTGAGCTTGTGTATTATCTTTCATCCAGTCAAGAGTATTTTGTGTTGTTCTATCATTGATAATAATAATTTTATCACGATCATCTAATCCTTGCTGAATAGATATATAACACTTACGAAGTATTTCAAGCTTAAACTTTCCATTCCAGCGTGGTTTATCTTCAAATCCTTCACCCATAGATCCAGGAGATAAATTTGCCTCACAACTTCTAAAAAGTATTATCATAGTGCTACACCACAGAAGTCTTTGTAGGAGTGCCCTGTAAAACCTTCCCATTGGTTTAAAGTAGATTTAGCAAGTACTGTTAAACCCTTACATTGATTAGTACTCATATTTGGTACAATAATCCACTCTTTATTTTCTTCTAGAAACTCATTTATTGCAGGTATTAACACCTTCCCAAAACGAGATGTGTCATGAAATATCAACCAATTTGTTGCTTTTGGACTATATTTTTTTATTTCAGCACTTAATTGTTCGTATGTATGATCTGTGTCAAAAAATATACAATCAAAGCTTTCTTCTAATTCAATATCAAGAGTATTACCTTTTATAAACTTAAAATCAACATCGTTTTCTTTTGCGATATCGTACACCTCATTTATGTCTGCTCCTTGGTCTGCTGGATCGAACAAATCTACAGACACAAGCCTACGTTGATAGATAAATTCAAGTTTGTGCGGATTTTTAATTATATAGTAACCAAAAGACTCTCGTGAAAGTCCAGATAAAAATCCCCATGTTGATTGAATATCTCTGACTCCAAGTTCTAACACTGAAGTGCCTCTGGAAGCTATCATAGAAAGAATTGGTATATGTAAATACATATCAGTATTCTCATTTGTACTAGTTTGCTTATATTTTTGTTTTAACCGCTCTGAACAATTGCGAATAAAATTTACATCTAACATATCGGTCATTGATCTTTATCCGTTACTAACCCTGATTGAAAAAATTGACGATTATACATATCATCAAATAGAGTTTCTCCTGCTGAAAGAGTGTTTTCATCCCCTAACTCAAGTTTTGGTGTGATATGAGTGTTAACTCCTAAAAAGTTTTCATTTCCTACTTCACAATAGCCCATTACGCCCGAATAAGGAGAGAATACATTATTATCTCCTATTATACAGTCATGATGGGCTGAAGAGTATACATTAAAATTGTTAAAATCTCCGATTTCTGCAGTCGCATTTAAGAGCGAAAATTCACAAAACACATTTCCAATTCCTATTTTTGAAGTAGCAGCAATAAATGCAGACTTTGCAAATACGTTAGGGAAATAAGAAATTGAACGTTCATAGTATTTCAAAAAGTGTAGTAAAAAGTTCCTACGCCAATACTTGTTACCTGTTCCAAGTATAAAGTCAGCTTCTTTTGGATAGGTAAAAGGATTTATACCTTCATCATCAATTAAAAAAGCTTTATCATCTTTAAGAATGATAAAGCCCCCGAATTCGTATCCATTTGGAATAATTATTTGAGAGAATAGTTCTTGTGCGAAACCGCCGTTGCCTAAAATATAAGTTTTTTTCATTTAATCCTCTATGGGTTAATGCCACGTTTTCTGTTTCTAGGCAAGTGGCCAGCCCAGAGATTACGCAGCTAAGCGCATCTCAGGTGCAAAGTTATCGTTTGCAATTATTAAAATCTTGCGGTTAAGGTCGCTTGCGCACCTGCTTCTCGAATTAATTTTTATTACGTCTGTCGATCCTATTTCGCCCCCACATAAAGAGATTTATTTTTTCTACGATTTTCTTTTTTAAACTCTGAAAAAGTCATTTGATATTGTGCGGTAGGATGAGCCAAGTATTCCTTGTGCAATTTACCTGAGTTAATTGCATTTATTATTCCGGATTTTTTTCTCTTTTTTGATAATTCAATACTTGTTTTATTGTCCATACCACCCATTATAAATCTCCTTATGGTGGAGGCGTCGGGTACTGCCCCCGAGTCCAGTCCGTTTATTTTATCGCTTCTCAGACGAAGCTCTGTAATCACCTCTGCAATACTCAAAAAGTATTATTGGTGCTATAATTGTTACTGTTACTATAAAACAGATAATCTTACTCATGCTCTCCTCCAACACCTCGACCTAATCCACCGAAATATTGAGGAGTCCGTTTAGCAGTTTCAAATGTGCCAACTGTAAGGACAATCCCAGCAACTACTATCGCATGAGCAATTGCAGTAATACCAAAGACCCACATAGATCCAAGATACATTGAAAAGATAATACACCACATCCATGCAAGAAGTTGCATTACTACATGCCGTGTTTGTAAATCTTGTATATTACTCAATGGATTTCTTTTGTCATCCATTATAGCGTTCCAAGCGTTAATAATAAATGTTCTCACAGGATAAACTCCTTTTTCAAATGTCACACGTAGCGGGTAGTGAGCGTCTACTACGTCTTTAAAATCAATTGCATCATATAGATCATAGAATGATTGTACTATTTTATGATCTTTAAAATAACCTGTCACTCTAATCATTACATTACCTATTTTTTATTTGTAAATATTAATATGGCAGTTCTAGGAGCATAACTAAAGCCAGAACAATGTATCTGATTTCTATCAAAAGTAATTATATCACCGAGACGCCATTTGTAAATTTTTTCTATCTCTAACCCTTTTAAGTCTTCTCTTTTAATGTGTTTTAGATATTTATTATATATTTCTTCATCTATATTTTTTGTAGGATCATATCCGCTACAAGTAGTAATATCCCCAAAAGGTGTATTATCTGAATTGTAAAATTTTACATCAGATCCAAACCATTTATTTTTAAAAACTACAGTAGCATTATCATACTTGATATCAAAGCTTAAAGGTATCATTATATTTTTACCTAAAATTTTGTGATTACCATCAGAACAATCAGCATGAAGACCGAAATTACTATTTTTATGATGCCAAAAAAATAACTTTTCTATGTCATGATTAAAATCTAGCCTATTTATAACTTTATGAATTGCTTGTTTCGGCCAATCATCTTTATATAAATTAATATTTTTACATACAACATGATCATTTTCTTCATAATACTGATCTTTAATAAATGTAAACTCTAAAAGTTTATTTATTTCATTCTCGTTTATGCTGTTGCTATAATTTTTTATCATTATTACTCATATAAAATTCAATAGTTTTACGGTCTGTACCTATAAAAACTACATAACCTTTATTATTATATATAACGTGTTTATTATTTTTTCCATATTTAATCATCTTGTACTTCATGAGAGACAATTTTCGTATACAGATTTTCTGTAAGATTTTCTTTTAGTAGAGCTGATTGTACATTTGCTTGAGAAAAAGAATCAAACTTAGAAAGTTGACTTTCTCCTTCTACATCATGAGTCAATACTCCAATTTTATCTGATTCTTTATCATGTATTTCTACAATAAAATATCTATTCATTACTTTTTCTTTTTTAAGTGTGTTAAAGTCGATTACGTCAGTTTCAACTAGTATATATTCTTCATGTAAAGAGACTTTCGTCAATGTCATACTCCTTCGGAGAGTTTTCAGCTGAATTCCAGTTAAATACTCTAAAATTATCAGCTTCTAAATCCCAAACGAGTTCCATGCCTTCAGGATAGCTTTGTTCAGATCCTGCACCTTGTACCTGCTCTGTTAAAAACTTTTGTGGTAAATCCATCAATCGAGCAAATGTCATATCTCTTGATTCACCTGACTTTTTCTTAAATGTTCCTTTATAAACTTTCAATAAAACCTCCATAATTTTAATTATAATAAAATATTATTAAGATTTAAGCAAGTTTAAAGCTGTTGCAAATTGTCTTTTTATAGTTTCCCATTCTTCTATTGAAAATCTATAGTGAGTAACATAGTCGTTTGAATATATTTTTATTTTGTTTTGAAAAGTTTGAATATTCCAATTGTGATATGAAACGCTACCTTCTTTGATAGCTGCTATAAAAGCTTCAAGAGAGAAACAAAGATTATGAACGTGGTGGTTTGTTATTCTGATTGCCAGATGGACGTGTTTTGTTTCGTGATTGATTTGGATTTTGGTTAGGTCTCTGAACATTATTACGATTTTTATTCTTATTTCTATTTTTTCTGAACTGGTTAAGCTCATCACGTACAAACTGCTGTTCTAATTGAACACGTTTTTTTAACCAACGTTTACGACCAGCTTTTTCAGATAATCTACGTTTTTCTCCAGGAGGAGTAAAGTTTTGTCTGTCACGTACTTCTTTAAATACTCCTTCATTATTAAGTTTCTTTTTAAGTATACGTAGAGCCTTGCCTACGTCGTTATTTCTTACTATAATTTTCATATTTTTTGTAATAATCATCCACTGTTGACTCATAAGTTTTATACATAAAATCTACCCCAAATGTGTTAAGCAATTTACTGCAATCAAGAGAACCTCTAGGTTTACCTGTCGGTCCTAGTTTTTTATCTATTCTTATATCTTTTTTATAAACTGAGAGTAATGCCTCAGCTGATCTGTTAAAGCTGTAACATATATTATATGTCCCCGATTTCCATTTGTCTAAAATATTTTTAATTGCTAAAACGAAATCGTCTATGTAGATACAACCAGCTTCTTCTATTAGATATGGTTTATCTATCTCTTTTTGTCTTTCTATGTTCATCCAGATAGGAAATTTACCGTCTCCCATCCCGTATACATGTATTGGTCTAAGTAGCACATCATTATTACTTAGTATTGTTTCTGCCTTTATTTTCATGTCCCCATAATGATCTACAGATCCTAAAGAGTACTGCTCGTTAATTACTCCTTCCCAAGTGCCATAAACCATGCTACTACTTATATGTAGCACAGGGGTTTGAGGAAATTTATTTTTAATTTTACTAACTGAGGTTAAAATTGACTCTTCTGTGAATTGCTTAAAATGTTGAGACAGTATAGCTTCACATAATGCTCCACAATTTATAATTAAATCATATTCTTTATTAGGTAAGTTTTCATAAGCATTATATCTATAGTATTCTTTAAAGCAATCTTTTATTAATTCAAGTCTGTATTTTAAATTTAATTCTCTATGGTATTTTTCTATTTTATTAGTTTCTTGAAGTCCTTTATTACCTCGATGAATATATTTATGTCCAACATAATCTTTTGTAAACCCATCAAGTATATCTACGTCATTATTATGTCCTAAAGTTGCTACAAGATGTGACCCTATAAATCCAAGTCCTCCAGTTATTAGTATTTTCATTTTTCTAATGCTTCTTTAATTCTATATAATTCTTCGTCTTCCATAAAATGATGGCACGGTATATGTACTAGAGTAGAAGTAAAGTTTTCTACATTAGGAAGATACTTTTTATTGGTGTAGAAGTTATAAGTGTTAAGAGGTTTTTTAAACATCGTTCTAGCTAAGCACTTTATATCATGAAGTTTATTAGTAACCTCCAAAACTTCTTCTGAAGGAATTTTTAATGAATATCTTTCCCAAATATAATTTTCTCCTGTTATAACTTTATAGGGAAGATTATTATTATACCAAGTAGCAATATGTCTTCTTCGCTCTCTATACTTATTTTGTTCAAAAAGCTCAAATTCCTTTAAAAGAACGGCACATGAAGTATTATCTAAAAAACTTTTTGTTCCAATTCCTACTATTTGTTTATTCTTATCTGTTCCATGTGCTTGAAGTTCGTAGATCCTATCAGACAACTCAGCATTACGAGTTGCAAGTCCGCCACCTGATCCTAAACACCCTGGAAACTTTGTAAAATCAAATGAATAACAAACTATATCAGATGAATGACCTGGTTTGTAATTGTAAGGTTCTCCCATGTAGAAAGAAGGTGCTGAATCTTCTATAATTTTAACACCATATTTATCACAAACTGATGATATTTCTGATACATTAACTATTGTACCAAAGTTATGTACAATAATTACAGCTGCTGGAGCATTATTTTTTATCATTGATTCTAAGTAATTCAAATCAATATTTCCAGTACTATCTATATCACAAAAATCAACTTCTCTGCCCATTATTGTTGGAGCGTTTGAAAATGCTCTCCATCCATATGCAGGAACAATAACTCTATCTTTGAATTGTGTAAGTAATTGCACAGCAATTTGTAACGAATCAGTACAACAATTAGTAAAAGACCAAAAAGGTAATTTAGAATAGTTTTTACAAGCTTCAGCTAATTTTTCTTGGATGGGAGAGATATCCCTACCATCTTCTGCCTGAAAAGGATATTCCATTGAATCAGAAATAGCTCTTAAGTATTCGACTCTGTGTTTTTCAACTCTTTTTTTATGAGGTATAAATGCTATTGATTTCATCTTACCCTATTTACTTCCAGAAAATTATTATAGTATCTTTGGATGTTATTTTTAGAAAGTTCTTGAACATAGTTTTTAAACTTCTTTTTCTTTTTACTATCAATATTAATTATCTTTTTTCCTACATTAAATTTAGTTTTCATATAAGCAACAGTTTCTTTGTGTGATAATCCTGTGTCCCTTATTCTTACATACTCACCATGAGCACTTCCTCCAAATCTAGTATATGTATGATCAAAAAAAGCTTTTTTCCAATCCTCATTAATTATTATACAGTCATTCAAATTTAAAGTTTCATGTTCCCAATAAAATTCAGGGCTGAATTGAAGTTTTGTGAAACCATATTTATCAGGATTTTTAGAGTGATCAGAAAAGTCAATTACTCCAGATAACTCTTCTATGAAAGGTCCGACATCAAGTATGGATGTTTGAACCTCGTCTATAACTCTTTGCTCAAGTAACCACTTTAAAGTATTATCTAAACTTTCTTTAGTTTCTTTAGGCAGTCCTAAGATAAAATATGCTGTTGTCCATACTTCTCCTTTTTGTTTGAGTATTGTTAGTAACTCTTTAACTCTTTCTGGGTTTAAACCTTTACCAGCGGCTTTACCAGCAGCATGATCTAAAGTTTCAATGCCATACCACCCAGCTTTATAACCAGATCCAATCATTTCATCCATCATTTCAGGCCATTTATGGAAAGGGTCTGCTCTTACATAGCTCGCCCATTCTATCTTAAAATCTAAACTGCTTACCATATTAGACCACTCACCTACAAATCTTCTATTATCATTAAAGCAGTCTGCTGTGATATTATAACCTTTTATACCTAGATCATAGTAATTCTTTTTAAGTTCATCTTTTAGAATATCCATTGGTTTTTTTTCAGCAAAACGTTTTTCATAGTAACAATACTTACAATTAAATGCGCAGCCTCTACCAACTTCTAACCCAGCCCAATGAGATTTTTCAAAGCAATCTGCTTTACTATATTTTATAATTGGAACATAGGTTTTGGGAGTTATCCAAGGTTCTCTGTCGCATAAAATATAATTTATCTCTCCCCTAACAAATACATCTGTTATAGGAATATTATTATCGATCTTGTCTACTAATACTTTAATTGCATAATCAGCCATTCCAATTATAATGTAGTCTACATATTTTCTAATACAGTACTCTTTTGGAGCATACTTACCCATTTGCAAAAATCTAGTTGATCTTGCACCTCCGATAATTATTTTTGCTTTTGGATTATATTTATCAAGTACACTTCTAAGTCTTTGAAACCAATCTGTAAGTGCGTCATTGTTGTCTTCCCATAAGTATAGAGAGTAAGCTGCCGCAGAATCTTCATCAACTTTATTTTTTGCAGGAAGAGCAGATAATCCACTTGAGTCGTTTTGTTTAGTATTTTTCAAAGGGGGATATAAAAAAGTATTAGAAATACCTATTATTTTTGTACTATCATCAATAAAGTTTTCAAGATATTCAAAAAATTTTTCATTATCTTTTAGATATCTAAACCAGTCTAAGACAATCGTATTTATACCTTTGTCAATTAATGACGACTTTATTACATAAGGGCCTGCGTACCTTGCTGCATATGTCTCATTAGACTGATTCGGAATATCTGATAATAGAATAACTTCATTTCCCACTTTTTAACGTTTCTTTCCTAATCTTACTTTTAGTTTTGTGAAAATTATGACTAAATTGTTTAACAGTCTGATTCTCATATTTTTTAGGATTAGGACCTAGATGGTCTAATAAATGATCATCAGGTAAGTTTAAAAAATAAGCAGTTGTAAAAGCATCAATACTATTAAATAGTACTCTATGAAAAGCTGATACTAAATAGTCCTGAGTCCATATTTGCATTTGATTTCCAAGTTGACAAACACATGAATTATCTTGATACTCAATATCGTGCCAATGTCCTTCTCTGTCTTTTATTTGAAGTTTTTTATGAGGATCTGGCGAAAAAATTAAAGTTACAGAATTATAGTCTTTGTGCTCACTACAAGGTAATTGATTTTCTAGTTTTTCACTAGCTGGATAGTAACATATTCTTAAATGATGATTCATCATTTGATTATGTAGATTAACAAGATAATTTTTTTCACAATGTAGTATTGTTTCAAAAATTTTAACTATCTCTAATGACTTATTATGTATTAAAGGAATAACTTTTTTTAATTGAGGTATAAAAACTTTTGGAGTACTATCGTAAGTTACTAAATCATCAAATTCAAAACACTCTTTCCAATCTTTTTTTCTTCTTGGATTAACTATACTTGATTCTTTTGCTACCCAGCCGTGTTTATTTTTATTTTTTGACGCATACTCTTCTTTTTCATTTGAATTATAAAACCAATCTTCAACTAACTTATACCAATCTTTTACTATTTCTTCTTCTGATTCATCCCAAAGCTTACATAGTCTAACAAAACCTGTGGTTTCAAATGAGTCTTTAAATTCTTTTATAAATGTTTCATCAGTTGGTTTCCAGTCTAAAAGTTTTATTGTCATTATTCTTTACCTTTTAATATATTAAATAGATACTCACTCAATTGGATATTTTTTGCCTCACTCATATGATTAGCATAATCATCTTCTACTTTATATTGAAAAAGTTGCATTCTTGTATCAATACCATTTTTAAATTTGTAAGGAGGTACTCGAAAACTATATAAATGAACTGCTTTTCCCTTATAGTGAGATAGCACTGTATTATCAAACCAATAAAACTCCTTGCACTGAAGTTTCGTCATGTAGTCCCAATCGTGAATATATTTATAATAATCATGGCCTGCTTGATATATTGGATCTACATCTTTATTAGCATCACAGCGTGCCATGTTTATCCTATGTGTCGGGTGATATAGCCTATGAGCTTCTGTCCAACAAAAAACTGTATAGTCAGCTTCTGGGTTAAAGGTACGAAAAGTGTGTTCGTGAGCAGTGCCTGACCCGCCTATGCCTATTAATTTAGCATTTAATTTCTTAGATAAAAGTTGTACGTATGAGTTTGGCCTAGCTTTAGTTTTATCAGGAGTGTTATAGTCTCGACAAAATGAGTCACCGCAAAAGTTAATCTTCATCCTTTACGTAGTCGCACCCAAGAGATCGCATCGCCTAAAGAGTATTTAGCGTGTGTATGTGCTTTTCGAGCATCATTCTTAAACAGCATTAACACAGGAAACTGATTTGGAACATTGCAGTATCGTGTAAGACGAGAATCATTTTCATCTGCAAACTCTGTTGTTAGATCGCTAAACTCATTATCTATTGCTTGAAGCTGAAGTTTTATGTATTCTGTTAAAGATGAGTTTGTAGAAGGCGCAAAGCCAACAAGTTTATGAGCCATTAAGCATTCCTCTCAGTGATATAATCTCTTCTTGAAGCAGTTTTACTGTATCACTCAGTTCAGTTATCTCTTGGTGTAGATATCGAATATCGCCTCCAAGGTCTGTAGCAAGTTCATGTAGTGAAGACTGTTGTTCACGAAGTTGAAATTTAAGTTCTTTATCTGTTACATACATAATAAAATATTAATGCATTTGCAATTACATGTCAATAAAAATGTACATGTGTCTTGCATTATGGTTTAAATTCTATTATTATACAGTATATTTAATCACAAGGAGCATTTATGCATAAGCGACCTTCTCTTTCAGAGGCACTAACACTGTTACGTGTTAACAATCAATATGATGTTTTAGATGAATATCTACAGTTGCAAGAATCACATGGTGAGTTCTTTGCGGCTAGATTTGTCGTAGACATTGCAGATCACTATAATCATTTAATGGGAGAAGTAGTCAATGGTTAGAGCAAAGCCACTACCGTTCGGGTCAGTTGTTGGGTATAGCACTTGGAGTGTTAGGCGCACAATCTCAGAAGCTGAAAATGTAGCACGTTGGAATCCATGGAAAGCGCATGAGTGGTTTGATGAAGCTCGTCAGCGTATTAATATTGACACTGCACCATTCTTTGATGAGTATGATGCAGCAGCACGTCGTGTAAATGCGTATTGGATCTCTCTTCAGAGTAAACGATACTATGATATGCGTGAGTTTTGGAAAAAAGATAAAACTTTCATTCCCCCAAAACTTATTGAAACAATTTTAGATTAAAATTATTCGTACAATTTAACTTTGACCTTAACCCAAAACCATGCTAATAATAAGAGGTAATTATGTTTTTTAAACTTGCATCAAAGAATGCTTATAGAGATTTAGTTAGGAACGCACGTCGCATCAGCATTTCAGAGCTGAGTGATAGCGAAAAAAGCGAAGCTTTTACAGAGCTGTATACACTACTTAAACCGCGTCTCGGAGAGACATCACGTACACTCAATGCTGAAGCAGCTTATGCAAAGCGTTGTATATTTCAGAACGCAGTGAATCAAGCTGAAATCAAGCCTGTTCAAAATGTTCGTAACCCTTGGCTAACATTCAAACGTGAGTTTGAAAGCGCTATCCAGTCCAAAAATCCGTCTAGCGTTTCTCGTGCACTGGCCTGGTTCTACTATCAGCCGCATCGAGACGACTGGCTCGCATTTTAGATTCACGCGAAGCGTGTGTGTGCTCGACTATCAGGAGATTGCTAATGCAACTAGAAAAAGCTACAAGCATTGTTTGGAATATTTTAAGTTCTATGCCTATTGAGGTATATGATGATGAGTCTGGAGAACTGTGGGAGAATGATACTTGGGAACTTGTAGAAGAACGACTTGACGGCGATTATGCCGGAACTCGTATGATTGGTAGTGCTAATATAGTAACTGCTTTGAACATGGTTCATCAGAAGTTAGTAATCACACGTCTCTCTGTTAACGACAATAAAAACAGTGCTGATATAAGTCAACGCATGTTTGAGGAAGTTATTGAATATCTTATAGAAAACAAAAAGATTAGAAAACGTCCTGAAAAAGTCAGAGAAACTTTTACCGTAATACATTCACTATGACCACACCAAATTTTTTTATTGTTCACATAACAAACTTAAAAACATCTGAAGCTTACAAGTATGTCGGAATTTACTCAACAAAAGAAAAAGCAGATGAAGCTGGTAAAAAAGCCTGTGAGCTATTTGATGAAGATAGAATGCATTTCACTGTAACATTAGACGTACTTGATAAATGAAAATACTCATATTTGGACTTCCAGGATCAGGAAAAACTACTCTTGCAAAACCTTTTGCAGAAGAGATAAACGGTGTTTGGATTAACGCTGACTCGGTTAGATCTTATTATAATGACTGGGACTTTAGTTTTAAAGGTCGTTTGAAACAAATGCTTAGAATGAAGTATTTATCAGACGGTGTAGTTATGGCAGGAAAAACTGCTGTAGTTGATTTTGTATGTCCTACTAATTATCTTAGAGATGTATTTGAAGCTGACTATTATGTATGGATGGATACTATAGAAGAAAGTCAATATAAAGATACAAATAGAATGTTTGAAAAACCAGAGAAATATGACTATCATGTAGCTAAATGGTTTGATGATACACATTTACAACTATCAAAAATGTTAGAACATTGGGAAGCTAGAAAAAATAAGTTATATCAAGACTACCCAAGAATGGATGGTGTAAATGATGATAGAATACAAATTAAATGAGTTTTAATTATACTAAACCAACAGTTCAAATGTTAGGACGATTTCAACCTTGGCATGAAGGACATACTGCACTTTTTACAAAAGCACATAAAAAAACAGGGCAAGTTGCAATCATGATAAGAGATATGCCACACTCTGATAAAAATCCTTTTACACATGGACAAGTTGTAGCAACGATAATTGATGCACTTCAGCAAGCAGACTTTGAAATGGGAGATGACTACTTAATTTCTAAAGTACCAAATATAGTAGACATATCTTATGGAAGAGATGTTGGGTACTCAATTACTCAACATCATTTAGACGAAGAAATAGAAAATATATCAGCAACCAAAATAAGACAACAAATGAGGGAAAATAATGGAACCAGCACTTAAAGCAGAACTAAAACAAGAAATTTCGCGTATCGTTGATCTAATGGTACAAGCAGAGGCTATTAGAGAACAGATCGCATCTCTAAAAAAAGATATTAAAACTGAATATGGATTACCCGTTGCAACTATAACTAAAGTAGCTTCTATCATTCGCAAGCAAAACTTAGATGAAGAAGAAGAGAAGTGGGAAGAAATTAAAGAATTTGTTGATGCTTGTTCTTAAGCATAGTAGCTAATTTTATATGAGAGTCCGGCCCTGCATGAGATTGATCTGGTGCAGGGTCTTTATGCTTTTCATTATCTAAATGAAACTTTATATAATCGTCTGTTAATTCTTCTAGTAGCGGTTGCAAGTGACCAAAACAACAGTGATGAACTATCGGTATTTTAGCTTTTTGTGCTAATATAATTTGTTTTGAGACTGCCCCGCTCCAGAGTTGTTGAACAAGCTTTTCTTCTGAAAAATATAGCATTCCAGCAGCATGCCAAGCCGCCTGATGTTCTTTTGTGTTTTTACGTCTATTGCCTAGTATTTGTTCTGAAAGAATCCAGTTACGATAGTATTTTTCGTTTTGTAAAACATGATTTGCAACTATAAAACCCTGTGTACAATTATTTCTAAAATCCCAGATCTGCCAACGATACTCGTTTGTATGACCTACCACAATCAAATCAGGTTTTAACTTGACAGCTTCTTCTACTTGTGTTGTAATAAGGTATTCTGATGCCCCGCTTTGTGATAAATTTTTTAATTCTGCGTTTTGAGAAATAAGATATGGATAAGCTTGTTGCTTATCAGATAAACCCTCTCCTTGAGTATAAGAGTCTCCACAAGTTATAATGAGCATAGATGAAATCTTTATAGTAGGTAATTCTTGGTCTATACCAAGTTTAGAAGCACCAAATCCCGCTTTTAAACAACTTGGATTAAATAATCGCTGGGAACAAATTGGAATAACTTTAGATGCACAAGCAGAATACATTATTGACAATGATTTGACAAGTAAATTTAAAGTTATCTGGTTAATAGGACATCATCATCGAGCAGATCCTCGTGGAGATGGATCATACTTACTCCCCTATGCGTGGGGACAAGGTGATATCTGGGGTAAGCTTGTTAGAGATATTTGGTTTCGTAAGATTACACGTATGGAGTGGTATAATAGAACAAATGCTCTTTTTTTAAAAGCAGTATTAGGTATAGCAAATCCTTCAAACCTACTAATGATACCAATTTATAGGCCTAATGTTGTTGATCATGTATGGTTTGATGAGAATCCTTGTATTTGGAGACATTATCTTAGAGACTATGTTAGAGAGTTTCCTGACGGACGCGGGCACATGAATCAAGCAGGGCACAATAAATTTAAGATTAGACTTGCAGCAGAGATATTTGATAGATGGCAAATCAAGACTATATAAATCCTAAATGGCAAGATGCTATTGAAATCGGCTTCAATGAGAAGATAGCTGAAAATGCTAGTAAAATTGTAGATTACTGTAATAAACATGTAACTAATTATGGTCATCAATGGAGATGTGATTTTGGTGGAAAATGCGCCATACTACTTAAACCTGGAGAAGGTTATGAATGGCATTTTGATAATTTAGACTTTGCTAATCAAAGACTAACAACCTCACGTCCAGCTAGATACTGGACTCATATTATATATTTAACGAAAGGACAACCCTTTGAAATCGGATCATGGTCGCCTAACTCTTCTAGAGTGGAGCAAACAGACTTCTCTGCACCAGAGCCTGAAGAAATACTGGTTAGAATATACCCAGAACCCGGTAAAACTGCTTTGTTTCCTTGTTTTATGGTTCATCGTATTCGCCCTATCGTTGATAATTATAGATGGGCTTTTGTCGATTTCATCGGCACACCAAACTATTCTACAAAATCTAAACGCGATTTAACTAATTTATTTAATAGGTACTTTGATGAAGATACTAGGAGTCAGCTGTTATCATCACGATAGTGCAGCTGCGTCATTAAAAGATGGAAATATAGAAGCCGCCTCTCATGAAGAGCGATTTACTCGTCTCAAATATGATAATAGTTTTCCAAAAAATACTATTGATTGGTTAAAAGATCCCTATGAGGATTGGGAATTTGCCGCTTTTTATGAAGAATCTACGTATGATAGGTTCAAAACAGAGATAAAAAAACACACTTTTGCTCAACCTGTGCTAATAGACCATCATGAAGCCCATGCTATGAGTTCTGTACTATTAACTGATTGGTATGAGTGTGCTGTAATGGTTGTTGATACTGTAGGAAATAAATACTCTACATCTTTAGGAGTTTATAGAAATGGTAAAATTGAGTGGATCAAGCGTTTTCGTTATCCAAACTCTCTTGGTTTATTTTACTCTAGTGCTACTCGTTTGTTGGGACTTAAACCTCTTTGCGATGAATCTCAAGTAATGGCTGCAGCTGCATATGGCAATCCTAAATGGTCGCACTTTATAAGAGATAAAATACTTCACTGGGAAGATACTGGAGACTATACTTTGCTTCAAAACCTTGAAAGAGGTATAGGATTAGGGTCTCTTGACTGGGACATCGCAGCTTCCGTGCAAAAAGTATTTCAAACTATTGTTGCAAATCTTGCAAGTTGGTTGCAAGAAGAAACTGGAATGAGCAATTTGGCCTATGCAGGTGGTGGAGCTTTAAACTGTGTAGCAAATACACATATTAAAAAACATTCTGGTTTTAGTAGAGTTGCTATACAACCTGCTGCAGGAGATGCTGGATGCGCATTAGGAGCTGCTGCTTTAATTGAGCGTCCTATTTGGGAAAATGCTTATTTAGGAGTTGATGTAAAATGTGATAAAACTCCAGAGTATCACGCAGACTCTATACTTAGACACTTAATAACTCCAATAGTAAATGGTAGAGCAGAGTTCGGACCTCGTGCTCTTGGTAATCGTAGCTTGCTATGTACTCCAACTCCTGATAATATTAAACAGTTAAATATGATTAAGAGTAGAGATGAAGATTCATGGAGACCCTATGCTCCTGTATGTCAAGAAGAAGAGGCAGATCGGTGGTTCAACATTTATGAACCAAGTTATGAAATGTTATTTACAGCTGATATAATTGGCGGTAATTTTACTACACATGATAACTCTGCTAGGCTTCAAATCGTTAACAAAACAAAAAATCCATACTTATGGAGAATACTAGAGATAACAAGACAGCAAGGTTATCCTATATTAATTAATACAAGCTTAAACGCAAAAGGAAAACCAATTGTCAATACAATGGACAACTTCAAAGAAATTTCAGTATATAACTGATGTTGATACAGATACCTTAAAAACAGGTCGTACTTATCATACTCCTGACGGGTCTTACCCATCTATCACTACTGTATTAGGCAAAACTGCTGATAATACTTGGTTACAAAAGTGGATTGAGCGAGTCGGAGAAGAAGAAGCTGCGCGTGTATCTAAAGAAGCTACAGATAGAGGAACTCTAGTGCACGAGTTTGCAGAGCGTCACTTTAATGGTGAAGATGTTTGGGATGAGATTATGGATCAAAGACTAGATGTTAGACAGATGAGTAGAGATTTAATTCGTGCAACAGAGCGAGGTGTAGAAGAGATTTGGGGTCAAGAGCAAGTTCTTTGGAGTAACAAATACAAATATGCAGGAAGAACTGACATGGTAGGTATTTGGAAAGGCAAACCTACTATTATTGACTTTAAGACCTCTAAAAAGAAAAAATCCCAAAAACAAGTAACAGACTACTATATTCAAGGGTGTGCTTATGCTGTAGCACACAATGAGATGTATGGAACAGGTATTCAAGATGTTGCTATAATTATGACTATTGATGGAAATGACCCTATAATTTTTGAGCAGTCTGCTGTTCCTTTTCTTCCTTTTTTAAAAAACAGGAGACAAATGTTTGATAAACTGCAAACAAATTGATGTCCCTAAGCTTAAAATAAGACCTCAAAACATTGTAAGTCTTAAAAGATTTTTTGATGAAGGCAGTAAGCTTTTTGAAGATCGATACTTACTTAATAGCTGGAAATCATTTAATTTAGTCTCTAATTATAAAGATTCTCCAATCTTATCTAAGTTTGACTTTATTAAAGTTTGGAAAGATAAGCTACAAAAAGAATTTGAAATAGAAAGTATGTATATTTCAATTTTATTACCAAAGAGTAGTATTCCTTGGCATGTTGATATGCAAACTAATGAATATTATAATAAAGCTATATTGACCGCTATATCTGTAAAAAAGTCTTTTATAGAGTTTGAGAATGATTCAAAATATGTTTATAAAAAAGGATATAGCTATATGATCAAATCAGGAACTCGCCACAGAATTTTAAATCTTTCAGATGAAATTAGAATTATGATATGTACAAACCCAAAGGAAAATAAACATGTCTGAAGAAAACTATAAACCCGTTAAAACAAATAAAATATCACCAAGTCCTTTCACTGGTGTAGTCGGATGGATTGATACAAGACTGCCTATTATTCGTATGATGAAACATGAATATTTAGACTTTCAAGTTCCAAAAAATTTAAATTATCTCTATAGTTTTGGCGGTATATTAATGATATGTCTTGTATCGTTAATTATCTCTGGACTGATGCTTGGTATGCATTACAAACCTGATGTCAACGAAGCATTCAATAGTGTTGAAAGAATTATGCGTGATGTCAATGGTGGGTGGTTATTACGATACATCCATATGAATATGGCATCGTTCTTCTTTATAGCAGTCTACATTCATATGTTTCGTGGACTGTATTATGGTTCGTATAAGAAACCACGAGAGTTGCTGTGGATTATGGGAATCGTAATCTTCTTCCTAATGATGGCAACTGCATTCCTTGGTTATGTTCTTCCTTGGGGTCAGATGAGTTTTTGGGGAGCAACAGTGATTACGAATCTCTTCTCGGCAATACCAGTCTTTGGTGAAACGATTGTTGTATGGTTATGGGGTGGTTATAGTGTCGATGATGCCTTTCTGAATCGTGCATTTATATTGCATTGGTTTATTGCCTTTGCGATTGTAGGTGTGGTTCTGTTTCATATTATTGCTCTACATATTACAGGATCAAATAATCCATCTGGTGTAGAACCAAAAGATACAAGAGACACAGTTAGTTTTCATCCGTATATGACACAAAAAGATTTCTTTGCTGCAATCGTATTCCTTGCAATCTTTGCTGCATTCTTATTCTTCTTACCGAATGCGTTAGGACATCCAGATAACTACATACCAGCAGATCCTATGGTAACACCTGCACACATTGTTCCAGAGTGGTACTTCTTACCATTTTATGCAATACTGAGAGCAATACCAGATAAGTTGATGGGTGTGTTAGCCATGGGTGGGGCAATTGCAGCAGTTGGTCTACTTCCTTGGTTGGATCGAAGTAAAATACGCAGTTGTAGATTTAGACCTATATGGAAGTGGTGTGTATGGGTATTTGTTCTTGACTTCTTCTTGCTCATGTACATTGGTGCGATGCCAGCAGAAGGGATATATATACTGTTAGGAAGAATTGGTACTTTCTATTGGTTTGCATTTCTCTTTCTACTTGCACCATTAATGCCACTTATAGAGAAAACAAAAGAATTACCCGAATCTATTCATCAATATAAAAGGAGTAAAAAATGATTAAGTGGCTACTTGAAAAATATGAAGATTGGAAGTTTGAGAGAGACTTCCAACGTAAGAAAAAAGAACTTATTAAAATAGATCCGTTCATTTATGACTTGCCTAAAAAGGATACTAATAAAGATGATAATTTATAAAATACCGATTGATTATTCTGAGATAGCTAAAATAATGTTTGAATCAGAACCTGAAATGCCAACTTTTAGGGACTATAATCCAGTGGATCTATATGGTTTCCCTGAAGAAACAGTTATCACACCGACTTGGAGATGTAAAACTTATGACAAAGTATCAAGATTTATAAGCTATAATACATTAAAAGAATTAAATTTTGATCCTGAGTCCTGTATTGCAATGATTAAGTTACGTAAACCAGGAACAGGCACTCCTTGGCATAAAGATCCTTATAGAGTTCATGGAGACAGACCCGCCCATAGGTATGTCATACAATGTACTGATTGGACTGTAGGTCAGTACTGCCAACTAGAAGATGAGACTTTTACTCATTGGAAAGCAGGGGATGCTTATCATATTACAAAAAATGATGCTCATTTAGCGGTTAACTTCAGTCACAAAAATAGACTCTTCATCACATTGACAGGAGCTTATCCTGACGCGTAGGATTAAAAAACCACTTAGAGAATTTTTTGATAAACACACTTTGACGGATGCTGAAAAAAACTTTATATTAGGATGTATAAGTGCGCAGTCTAAATATCCTCAATTAACACAACGTCAATGGGATATAATTCAAGAAATTAAAGAGAGATATAAAAATGTCTAAATATCCAGGAGTTAAACGTACACCTAGTGGTAAAATCGATTACAGAGGAGTTAAGTTTGATGGATTCAACAAACCAAGAAGATCAAACAGAGAAGGAAAAAAGGGAATGGTACTGGCCAAAGAAGGAGACAAAGTGCGACTTATACACTTTGGAGATTCTTCAATGGGGCATAACTACTCTCCAGAAGCACGAAAAAGTTTTAAAGCAAGGCACGGACGCAACATCGCTAAAGGAAAAATGTCAGCAGCATATTGGGCTAATAAAGTCTATTGGTCAGGACCTAGCGGATCTAAAAAATCGCCTCCAAAATCTCAAAAATATACAAGAGGACTTAACAGAAAGTGACAGAAAAACAGGATCGTTATATAACCGCCCGTATACAGCAACTTACGGAAGAACTAAGTAAATCTAATTCAGAGTATGATAAAAGTTGGTATAAACGCATGATCCAAGAACTTGATTGGGTAATTCAGATGAAAGGCAAGCCAACAAATAATTGTAATTTAGAGGAATATTTATACTGGAAATGATTTATTATATTGATATAGACGGCACTATATGTACGCACGAGGTTTCGGGTGACTATGATTTAGCAAAACCCTTTGAGGATAGAATATTACGTTTTAATGAGCTTTATGATTCTGGTAATGAGGTTCATTATTGGACAGCACGCGGCACTCAAAGCGGTAAAGATTGGATCGATTACACAAAATTACAACTTAGTGCTTGGGGGGTAAAGTATACAACATTAAATGTTGGTAAGCCTCACTATGATGTGTGGATTGACGATAAGGCTGTAAATGTTAGTTCATATTTTAATCAATATTTAATGCCTACCACTTTTTTATCCCCTACTAATAAAACTTAAAATGTCTGAAATACTTAAATTTCATTTAATTCACGACTTTCCTGAGCAGTTAGTACTTCCTCCTCTACCCGCAAAGAAGACTGTACCTGATTGGTTTAAAAAGATTCCTGGTTATAATGAAAATGACCAAACAGTAAAAAAATGTGTGCCGTTTATAGATGCCATGACTGCGGGATATACTATGCTTAACCATATAGATATTCTACTTTTTCAAACTAAAGATGGTGATGTTAGGTTAAAATATTTAAATGATCATCATAAAATGCTTATGCACAAGCACCCTCCTATAGAGACTCACCCAATGAGGCAAATACCTGGTTCTCCTATGGAAATGTACACTATTTTAAAATGGATGAATCCTTGGAGGGTTGAAACACCCACTAATTATTCAACTTTATTTTTACCTTGTATAAATAGGCTTGAGTCTCCTATTATTCCTTTGGTGGGTATGGTTGATACAGATGAATATAACAATGTTGTAAATTTACCTTTTATTCATACGTATCTTGAGCCTAACGAAAAAGAAATATTTATACCCGCTGGTACTCCTATGTGTCAAATTATTCCTGTTAAAAGAGAGTCTTGGACTTCAGAAAATAAATGGCTAGAAAAAGAAAGTTTAGACGCAGTGGTTAAAGAACGAAAAGAAATGCAAAAGTCTCGTGAAGACTGGTACAAAAATAATATTCACATTAAAAAACAATATAAGTAAGTAGAAAGGAAAATTATGGCAGCAGAAAATTACCAAACATGCTTAGAGATGATACTACACCACGAAGGGGGTTATGTTAACCACCCTAAAGATCCAGGAGGTGAGACAAACCTTGGAGTCACTAAAAGAGTCTATGAAGAGTGGACTATGTCTCAAGATTTAATAACAAAAGATATGAAAGATCTTACAGTTGAAGATGTAGCTCCCATATATAGAAAAAACTACTGGGACAGAATTAAAGCAGACAATATTCCTGCTGGTTTAGATTTATGTGTATTTGACTTTGGTGTGAATGCTGGAACTGGACGCTCAGCTAAGTTTTTACAAACTATGATTGGAACTGTAGCCGACGGAGGAATCGGACCAAACACTCTTCGTGCTTTGGCTCTTTATATTGAATCTGAAGGTGTAGAAGCCTCAATTAAAAACTTTCAAGCAGAAAGACAAGGATATTACGAAAGTTTATCCACATTTGATACATTTGGTCGTGGATGGACTCGTCGTGTTGATGAGACAACTGACTCCGCGATAAAAATGATATAGGAGAAAATAATGAATAAAATTTTAACTACAGCTTTTGCACTTAGCTTCGTAACAAGTGCAGCACTAGCTTTTGAACGACCAACACTTAACTTAGGTGTAGAGCGTTCACTTGAAACAGAGGTAAATACTCTATCAGTTGGTTCAGATATCGGACCTTTTGGATTAACAACAAACTGGGAAGATACTGCCGCTGACAACTTTGCATTTAACATCTCAGGTATTGATGTCGATGTAAGTCACGACTTAGGACCTGCCACTCTTTTTATGAAAAACGATTTAGATAGTGGACTTAAGCACGAAGATACAACAGTTGGAGTATCTTTTAGTTTTTAAGGTATTTTAACTTTAATTTAGGCACTGTCAATAATTTGACAGTGCCATTTTTTTGTCTTTTTTCAACTAAACAATTATTTTTATTTGCGCATTTGCACTAAAAAAGTTATATTTAACCATGTTAAAACTTTATATAGCACTTATTATTATCGGTTTGCTCGGATCTTTTGGGTACGGAGCTTATTGGTATTATAATGACACTCAACAAAGAATAGCCACTCTGAGAGAGAACAATGCTCAACTTGAAGTAGCAGTCCAAACTGCTAACGAAAGTTTAGAAACAATACAAGCAGACGTTGCAAAGATGGCAGATCTCAATAATCAATTACAACAAGATTTACAAAAGGCAGAAGCCTATGGTGATGAGCTACGAGGCAAGTTAAGTCGTATGAATCTCGTGGTCGAAGCATTAAAAGATGCTACAATATTAGAAGGAAAGATGAATGGCGCTACAGCAAAACTTTGGCGTGGTTTCATGGAAGACACTGGTAATAGTAATGAGTATCCTCTTCCTGACTGGTTGCGTCGGGAGAGCTCCGGAGACGGAGATCAAGACGGTAGTCAAGATAGAGAAGACAACAGTACCAGTAGTGTCGAGACCGAAACCGCTCCAGCTAGTTGATACTCGTGTACGTGTAGTTACGAGTGATACACTAGATGACTTTATAAATGAGTACAAAGAGCAATATGGAGAGGTCGCCTTTGTTGTTCTAAGTATGAAAGACTATGAAAATTTAGCACTAAATATTGCTGATCTGAGAAGATATATCAATCAACAAACCGAGATTATTGTTTATTATGAAGAAGCAGTTTCTAATGACGAAACAAATACTGAGAATATAGAATAGCCCTTTTAAAGAGGGTTTGGAGTAAATATGAAAAGAGTAACCCTCTTACTCGTTTTATGTGTATTAGGCGGTTCTGTGTCTTACGCACAAGATGTAACCTATGTAGATACTACGTCTGATAGTACTAGCGACATCACGTCTACAAATAATAACACGAATACAAATAACAACACAAACACCTCGACGAGTACTTCGACATCCACAAACACTAATACTAATACAAATAATAATACATCGACAAGTACTAATACAAATACTAGTACATCGACTACAACTGATACATCAACCATTGATTCTACAACAAATAATACTTCAAGCAATACAAATAATAATACCAGTAAAAGCACAAGTGACGTAACCCAAACTCTTCGGTCTCCTCCACCTTCTGCTATTGCACCGTCTATTGGCGCAAGTAGTTCAGATATCTGTACAACTGGAGTTAGTGGAGCTGTACAGACTCAGATACTTGGTTTATCAGGCGGTACATCAGTTCGAGATCTAAACTGTGAAAGACTGAAGATATCAAAGACACTTTATGATATGGGAATGAAAGTTGCTGCAGTATCAGTAATGTGTCAAGATCGTAGAGTGTTTGATGCAATGCAAATGGCAGGAACACCTTGTCCATTCTTCGGTGACATAGGTGAAGAAGCATCAATTGGATGGGAAGCATCTCCAACTTATATCCCACCAAAAATTCAGGAGACAAAAGAGAATGGCAAAACCGGTGCTTTTATTGGCGGTGTTCTTATGGCTGCTCTTATTGCACTCATTGCCCTCTAAGGCAGATACCACAGGAAATATATTAGCAGGTACAAATTGGTCTGGTTGTACTGCGCAGTCAAGTAATAACTGGGGAGGCACAACAGGAGGATCAACTCCTTGGTGTGGTCCGAGTCAGATAAACTGGGGATATGGTGGTGGAATCATATCAAAGACTGTTGCAATCAATAATGCTTTACAAGAAGTTGGAATACAGGTTGACGGATTTACTTATTCTTGGTCAATAAAGAATGCTGATGCAAACGAGACTACTGGCAATCAAGCAAACAATCAAGATCCTATGTCGATGACTGTTTCGGTATATAAAGCAAATGGTGAACTTTATCGGCAATATAATTATGATTATTCACGTCCTATGGATTGGACAACATACAGTGGAACAGAAACGTTTCCGGATCAGTTTTTAGATCCATCATTCTTTGGAAACTTAAAACTTTCAGCAGAGGGTGATGATACTGGATACTGGGCAGGGTATTGGGGACCAGAGTTAAGAACTTCTCCGTCAATCAATCTTGTATATTCGTCTAATCCTTGTTATGGCAATCCACTTTATGATCCACAATGTGATGGATACGCAGAGGCATATGCTACTAAAATACTTGAAGAACAAGCTGCACTACTTGCATCAATACCTGAACCAAAAGTACAGGAGGAAATATATGAAGAACCCACATTACCTACCCAGAATACCGGTATCTCAGAAGTCAGCACGTCTACTCCAGAAAAAATCGAGGTATCAACTTCTGAAAGAACATCAGACGACAAAGAAACAAAAGTGGATCCGATTGGGATCGCCCTCAACGCAGCTGCAGCTGACGCTGCGTTCGTATTAAATAATATAGTCAATGGAGAACTAGGAGGTACAATTAATGCTCTGGAAACTAATCAAACTCAAAGTGCTTTGGGGATGGCAAATGCTCAAACTCAAGGTCAAGGCAGCTCTTCTTCTAATCAAAGTGATTCGGAAGAAAGACTAAGCAGAAGTCAAAAACTTAAACAAGCCGCAAAGGAACGTGCGGCAGGTTTACAAAAAGAAATAGTTGAATCGGAAGATATGGACGAGCAACAAGCACAACAACAAGAGATGCTCGTCATGATGAACTTCGTACCAGGATTTGATGCATATAAAATAGCATTGGCAGGTGGTACTTATCCTGACGTTGCATTCTATGCACCTACTACAGTTCCTGATTCACCAAACGGAAAAAGAAATAACTTTGCACAACAACTATTACACCAACAGATGGTAGATATGCAGTATCAATAATGGACAGAGATATTTGGTTTATATGGATAATAATGATGCTAGTCTCAATAGCGGCACTTCCTTGGATTGCTCGAATGCCAAGCATACATTACATACTATCAATATGTTTTTAGGAGAATAAAATGGCAAAAGATCTAAGTCAAGAATTAGAAAATATGGAAGAGAATATAGAGAATCTCAAAAATAAAGAGTTTCGTATTCTTGGTATCAAAGTCACATTTGTTTCAGTGAGTGCATTACTTGCAGTGCTCGGTTCTATACTTGGAGCACTTTATGGTGGTTTCCTTATGTATCAGAAAGTCGAGGAAGTTGCTGGACTTGACATCGGTGCATTCGAACAACGTATGGAAATCATAGAAACAAAACTTGATGAGGCTGTTGATTATACAAGAGATATCAAATCAGATCTTCGCGATGATATAATGAAAATTGAACAGCAAGGTGATCGTACTGAAGATACAGTAAAAGATACAGAAGATGATCTAATGAGTCGTATGAGACAAGTAGAAAAAGATATTATTGATATGATAGATATAGCAGAAGGAAGATTTGAATCTAAAAGAGATCAATTACTCAAAGATTATGATGATAAAGCAGATAGGCTTAATACAAATATAGATGGTGATATGGAAAAACTTGAGAGTGATATGAAACAAGAAATGAAAGATTTAGAAGATAAGTTAGAAAAAAGAGTACAAGGCGCACTCGATAACCCACTTGCAAATTAATTTAAAAATTTTATACTATATGTAATCCTACCCCTCCAAGGAGAACAAATGATAGACCCAATCACAGCACTATCTGCTGCGACTGCCGCTTTCAATGCCGTGAAAAAAGGTGTTGAGATGGGGCAGGATATTGAGAACATGGCAGGTGCTATCGGCAAGTGGATGGGTGCTGTTTCAGATATTAATAAATCTGAAGAGTTTGCAAAAAAACCACCACTGTTTAAAAAACTATTCGCAAGTAATTCTGTAGAAGAAGAAGCACTTAATGCTTTTATGGCGAAGAAAAAAGCCGAAGACATGAGAGAGCAATTAAAACAAATTATATCAGCAACACGTGGGCCACAGGCATGGCAAGAACTTATTAAAGCAGAAGCTGATATTCGCAAACGCAGACAAGAAACAATATATGCACAAAAAGAGCGACAAAAGCATTTCATTGAAATTGCAGTAATTATTGGTGCCACTATTATAGGTGCTGCAGCATTTATATTTGTCATATGGTTAATTAAGCAAGGATAAATTATGACAAGATTTCAAAACCCCTCAGCCTCAGATTCTGGACGAACAGAAGATTTTGATCTTCAATTAGCTCGTGGACATGTGTCAAACCACTCTCACGTTAACAAATTTGGTTGGAATACTGGAGTAGGTACATCATTTGAAACTATCTGGGATGGCTCAAATGTTTATACTTATCACAACTCAGGCACAGCAGTTTTAACAAGTGCTACACCTGAAGATGACAATCTGTCTACAATAGAAATTCAAGGATTAGATGAAAACTTTAATATTCAAACTGAGATAGTTACTGTAGGAGGTGACGCCTCGACGACCCAATTTTCAAGAGTGTTCAGAATGATTATGAAAACTGCGAATACAGGCTCAACAAATTCAGATGCAGTTACTTGTAGAGTTGATAATACTACTGCCGCTGTAATTAGTGCAGGTGGTGGACAAACTCAAATGGCTCTTTATACAATTCCAGCTAATAAGACAGGATATCTAAAAAATTTTCAAGGATCAATTGATAAACAAAAAGAAGTTGTATTTAGAATTTTAGCAAGAGATAACGATTCTAACGGAACTTTTAATGAAAAAGGTAGGCTTGGAACTTTTGGAGTTCCAGTAACTTACAACTATCAATATCCTCTTAAGTTTTCAGCTAATACAGATATCCAAGTTCAAGCAAAAGCAGGTGCTACAACTGAGGCAGGAGCTATATTTGACTTAGTGCTTGTAGACGGAAACGATACTGTAACACCAGGAACAGGAGTACAATAATGAATTGGATTATTTTATCAATTATATCACTTACACTTGCGTTTTCTACTGAAATATTTGGATCAGAGCCAGATTTTTTAGAGATGAGAGAGTTTAGAGGAAATGTATGTTATGACGGTGACACATGCTATGTTATTGCACCATCTCTTCCAGAACCTTTACAAAAAATGAGTGTCCGTATTTTAGGTATTGATACTCCAGAAATTAGAGGCGACTGTGATGAAGAAAAAGCTCTTGCAAAACAAGGTCGTGTCGTTGCCAACCGTGAGTTTAGATCCGCTGAAACTATTGAGTTTCGTGATCTAAAATGGGATAAATATGGTGGTCGTATTCTTTCAAATGTGTACTTAGATGGAGAACTATACTCTCAAAAACTAATAGATATTGGACTAGCAAGGCCATATGATGGAGGTAAAAAAGAAGATTGGTGTGATTGAGCCTTACTATCGTATTGTTGAATTTCAGTTCAAAGATATTTCTATTATTACTACAGGTAAACATGCATCTACATTTTTAGAGACTCACTGTGATAATTGTATTGATTATGTTTACACTGAAAATGATTTAGCTGATAGCTTAAAGTTTTATGAAATGTTTCATAATAAAGATGATAAAGAGTTTATCTTTTTAGTTAGAGAACCTTTAGAAAGATTTTTATCTGGATTATTTTCTGATTGGAAATTTTACGTCAGGGATACTTTAAAAATTTTTGATGTGCCTATTACGCATCAAAATATTTTAAAGTCAGTTAATGAGGACTTTTTATATAACTTAATTTTGAATCAAAATATCTTGATTAACTCACATCATTGTGGGAACTGGTTGAAGTTTGTTTCTTACATTAAACTTTCTAAGCCTGTATTAAAATTAAATTTTATTAGTTATGAGGATAGAACAAAACTATTTAAAACATTAGGTTTAGAAAATAAACCTATTATTAATGCGAGAAATGATGAACATAAAATTTTATATGAAGATTTGTCACTTGGTTCTAAAGAGATAGCTAATGAATATTTAAAGAATGAGATAAAATATTATAATTATATTTTTGATAAATTATGATCCTAGAACATTATTCAATATCTGAATTTCAGTTTAAAAATATTTCTATTATTACTACAGGTAAGCATGCGTCCGGTTTTTTAGAGAAACATTGTGATAATAGACTTGACTATTGTGCTAATGATGAAAGTACAATGTCCGATATTCTTTTCTCTAGTAAAAATGATAGAGAATATATATTCTTAGTTAGAGAACCTTTAGAGAGATTATTATCGGGCTTAGCTACTGATTGGACAGTCTGGGGAGCTCATTTTTTTAGACTTTTTAATATTCCATTTACCTATGAAAATATTTTTAAGTCTTTTGATAAAGACTTTATACATTTAACACTTTCTATTGATAGAGGTGAGATCAAATTTGATCCATTCCACTCAGGAAACTGGTTAAGGTTTGTTTCTTATATTAAGTTTAGTAAGCCTGTACCAAAATTAAATTTTATTAACTATAAGGACAGAAAAAACTTATTTAAAACATTAGGTTTAGTTGATTACCCTGAAATTGGTAAAAGAAGAGAAGAGTTTAGAATTTCATATAAAGATTTATCACATCGTTCTAAAGACTTTGTAGATGAGCATTTAAAGAATGAAATAAAATATTATAATTATATTTTTAAGGAGTAATAATGATCGATCGCATGTTTGAAGACACACTATGGATTTACACTGCTATAGGCGGGTCTATAGCAGGTGCTGCATTTTTAGCATATTTTAAAGATACAAGAGCTGGTCTATGGTGTTATGCCAAGTTAGATCAAACATTAGACTATCTTGTTGAAAGATGGGGACTAACTTGGTTTGAGCAGCCTACTGATGCGTGGAGAAAAAAGTATCCATACGTTACAAAAAAGATTGACGAGCTTGAAACCAGAATTATTGAATTAGAAAAATCTAAAGCACAGGTTAGTGAAGAAAAAAGCTACCAAGATGCTTTTTAAGGAGTTAGTTAATGACAACAGAAGAAACAAATAACAAATACCACCCAGCAGATGTTAACGGAGACGGAGTAGTTTCTGAAGAAGAAAGAGCTATGTACTTAGAATTTAAGCGTAAAGAGATGGAAGATCAAGACGCTCAGCGCGATGCTATTCGTAAAATGGCGTGGTTTTCTCTAGCAGGACTTTTAATTTATCCTCTTGGAATAGCTGTAACATCATTTTTAGGACTAAGCACAGCAGCAAATCTTATTGCGGATATAGCTCCAACATACTTTGCATCAATCGCTGTTTTAGTTTCTGCATTCTTTGGCGCTGATGCTTTAAAGAAAAAGTAATGTTACTTGCCAATCGGTTAGCTATACGTTAGTATATAGAAAATCAACGGAGATTCTATGAACTACTTTAATCAATCACAAACCGATTGGCGTATTTCTCAATGCTGCCAATGGCATGATAAAACACTTGCTAAAAGATATAATTTTGGCACCACTACAAAAACATACGCACTTAAAGAAGGTGGTAAAGAACGTGTCCAGAATAAAGCACTTGATAACTGTCGCAAGCTTTTAGATATTGTTACTACCTACTTTCCTCATCAACCTAGAAATTTACGAGCTTTTCGTATTTCGTCTGAGCTTTTTCCTTGTTATACCCTTGAGTTTACTAAAGACTGGTATGCAGAGATTTGGGATGAGATCAAACTTATTTTAGAAAAAGCAGGTAAAGTAGCAATAGAACATGAAATTCGTCTTTCAGTTCATCCAGGGCAGTATACAGTTCTTGCTTCAAATAACCCACAAGTTGTTGAAAACTCTATCAAAGATTTAGAGTATCACTCTCTGTACGGCTCACTAATGGGTTTACCCGCCGAAGATTTTTCAATGAATATTCACTTACAAGGACTATACGGAGGAAAACACGAAGATGGTATACAGCGATTTGCGACCCATTTCCCCTACTTATCCGACTATGCGCAACAATGTCTCTCAGTCGAAAACGAAGATAAACCCAACGGATACGACATTGTGCACACACTTGAACTTGCCCAACGGATCCCTATCAGGTGTACCCTCGACACACACCACTATGCCTGCCATAGAATGGTTGAGACAGAGAGAGTTAAACTTGGAGAGAAAACGGTCAATAGGAAGATTCGAGAAGTGGATCATATCTCCCACACAGACGACTATTTCGTGGAAGCTGTCAAAAGTTGGAGAGGCGTACGTCCGTTATTCCACAAATCTCAATCTTTCCACCCAGACAACGAAGCATATTGGATGAAGTGTAACGCCCATTCTGAAACATTCTGGGACGAAGAATTAATGGCTCGTCACGTACCTATGTTACAGTACGCAGATTTTGATATTGAAGCAAAGCATAAGGAAGTTGCTGTTCACGGATTCTACGACTATATCAAATCTGAAGAAGATTTTGCAGGAGAGCCTATTGTAGCTGTATAACTTTTTTAGTTTGACATAAATTTTTGAAAGTTTAGAATGAGGATATAAATATATCCTCATTTTTTTTTGGAGTAAAAATGGCTGTTCGTAAACTAGTAAAAGCATCAAACGGTACAAAATCTTGGAAATCCATGAGTTCTTCTGTTAAACGAAGAGTTACAGATGATTGGTGTGCATTTTATACTCCTATGGGCAGGATGGTTTCTAAACCAGCTGGTAGGCGGCCAAGACATATGCACCCCGAAGAGTGGTGTGCAGATAAAACACCCTTTAAAGGAAAAGTTATAAGAAGTTTTTAATTTGAAGATAGAAAAACGAAATTATGAGTATAAAGTTGATATTCAAGTACCTGAAAACTTTAAATATAGCGGTACAATTTTAGTATTAGGTGATAGTTTTGCAGAATTAGGCATGTTAAAAACTATTGATCCAGACAAAGACTGTTCACATGTTTCGTGGATGAGTCAGTTAGCTCATAGCGTGGCTCATAATGTTAGAAGCTTTGGTCTTTCTGGCGGCAACGAGCAGGTATGTTTTAAAATATTTGAAAAAACTCTTCATATAGAGAGAGTATTTACAATTATTTTTCATACAGAATATCATAGAGATGATAATTTATCAGGCGAATGTTTACCAAAATTAGAAATTTCTGATTATAAAAAGTGGGACTCATTACTAAAACACTTTCCAACATTACATATTTATTGGCATAAAGAGCATATGATGTATAAGTTTAAGAACGGAAAAACTTTACTTTGTAATTACTGGGATGATAAAAATACTAATTTTGATTTTCAAAAACAAAGAGTACCTGATATTCTTGGAGCTAACCATATGACTTATTACGGAAATTTGTTACTAACAAATGACATTGTTAAAACTATTGGTGATGATTTAAAGTAGATGTTAATAGGTTTCCAGAAGATTTAGTTAATAATAGAGAAAAATTATAAGAAGTTTTTAATTTGAAGATAAAGAGCTATTAGATGAAACTGTTTAACACATTAGCAAGTGATGAACAAATTACTTATAAATTAAAGGTTGATTGTACATTACCTAAAGGTCTACCTTACGATAAGACAATTTTAGTTTTTGGAGATAGCTTTGCAGAACTTGGGGTTATGCATCTTCCGTTAGAGCGACAAGAGCGTAACGAAAACATGGCAGTTGAAAATTCTTGGATGCATCATTTGTGTCATAGTGTTTATCATAATGTGAGAAGTTTTGGAGTTTCAGGAGGTAGCGAACAATTAATTTTTGAGATTTTTAAAAAATCTTTACAAATCAAAAGAGATTACACAATTATTTTTCATACTAACCCGTTTAGACGTGATCATTATACTGGTTTACCTTTATTAGAATCAAAAGACTATTTAAAATGGGACGAGTTAGTAGATGAAAGAACATTACATCTTTATTGGCACTCACAGTTACTTTACCAATTTAAAAACGGAAAAACACTAATGACTAATTATTGGAATACTAAACAAGGTAATTTTGATAATTTGATGGATAAAGATGTAAGATTTCGTGGATCTAATCATATGACGTACTACGGTAACTTATTACTAACTAAAGATATTATTGATACTATAGGAGAAGAACTTGGCACCTAAGAAAAAATCACCAAAACCAACAAACCCAACGCTATATGCTAGAGTTAAAGCAGAGGCCAAACGTAAGTTTAAGGTCTACCCATCAGCCTATGCAAATGGATGGTTAGTAAAAACTTACAAAGCCAGAGGGGGAGGTTATAGGTAATGGCTAAACCAAGAGGAGGTTTAACCGCATGGTTTGGAAAAGGATCTAAAGGAGACTGGGTTAATATTGGTGCTCCTAAAAAAGATGGTAAATTTCAACCTTGTGGTAGAAAAACTTCAAAAAAAGGAAAATATCCTAAATGTGTGCCTCGTGCAACCGCTAATAGAATGTCTGCATCTGAGATCCGAAGTGCTGTAAGTAGGAAACGTGCTGCAGGTAATACTGGTGGTAAACCTACAAACGTAAAAACTTTTGCTAAGAAGAAGAAATAATGGCGCCACGTATCCCAAGGAAAAAAGGACAAAGAGCTAATTCTAAAAAGCACTCTGACCTTTATACTGATGAGAACCCAAAAGGCACTATTAAAGGGTTAGGTTTTGCTAAGGTAAAAGACGCTACAGCTTCTGTAGCTAAAATTAAAGCTTCTAGTCGAAGTCACGCTCACAAAACTCAGGCTGCAATAGCAATGGAACAAAGAGCCAGAGAGATGGGTAAGGTATCTGCAGCAGCTGTATACAGAAAGTTTATTAATGCTCAGAAAAAAATTACAGCTAATAGGAAGAAATAATGCATAACGATAAAACTATTAAAGATGTTATGACCATGTTAGAAGGTGCTTCTAAAGCTCACGCAAAGCAAGCTAAAATGCTAAAAAAGGTTTTAGGATCGCCTGTACCAAAAAGGAAAAATAAAAATGGAAAATAGTTCGTGTGAAAACCCTAATTGTGATTGCGATCCTTGCACCTGTTATCCAGAGTGCAAATGTGGATACGTAACTGAAGATTAATGACCTTAAAGCTTTCTGAAGAAGTTGATAATATCTACTATGAATATGACAAAACTAAACCACTTTTAGATCAAGTAATCTATTCTTTAGATAACATTCATTTAATAAATGTTAGAAAAAGCTATACTAACGGTATATATTTTGGAGTAAACTGGACTGTTTTAATTAAAGAAAATAAAAACTCATACATGGCTCATAATTTTCAATGTAAAGATAGAGGGTACACTGAAGAAACAGTTGATGATTGGGAAAAATTTTCAAAACTAAAGCCTTTAGATGATATACTAAATTTTACACCAAGAATTAAAGAACGAAAACCAGTCGCAATCAAACAAGACATTAAAATACCTCCTATCTGCGACAGACAATTTGATGTATATTTTGTATATGATGAGGGAACTGATATTTATCGTTTTACAAATTTACAAGATAACACTGGAGTTTTTAGAGGTTTGTATAGTGCTCAATCTGATGAAAGTTATGAAGAGAAAGTTAAAGATTTTGGGATAGCCATACCTGCTGGACGTACACCTAATTTTAGCGAAATTAAACACCTTTGGAAGCAAGCTAATATTTCTTTTTCTAATGTTATAACATTTATTAATACAGGGTATTCGAAAATAAAGATTGTACATAACAATAAAGCAGGTATAAGAAACTATGGTAAGGCACCCCGTTAAATATTTAGAGTTTATGATCACTACTACTTGTAATTTATCTTGTGAAGGGTGTGATAGGTTTATTGAGTACAATCATAACTGGACTGCTAATTATGAGCAAATTATTAATGAAATAAAAAATTGGAGCCGTCGTTTAAAGCCAAAAAATGTTGCCCTTTTAGGAGGCGAACCTTTAATACATCCAGAATTTTACAATATATTACGAAAAACAAGAAAAAATTTTAAAAGTAGTAGGATAGAAATATTTACAAACGGTTTACTTTTACATAATAAAGAAAAATTGATTGAAGTCTGCCATGAGGTAGGAAATGTTAAGATTTTAGTTTCAATTCATAACAGGCAAAAAAATATTAGAAATCATGTTTTAAAAAATGTAGTTGATTACTTAGTAAAAGATTACGATTGGGAAAAAAAAGAGGACACAGAAAACTATTATATACATAAAGATATCAAGTTTGAGATTGTTGATCATACAAGAGAATCTAATTGGGTCTCTTATAGAAAAAAGGTTAATGGTAATCTTAAACCTTGGAATCAGGGATATCCTAACTTAAGTTATGATAATTGTGTAGTTAAACATATACCTATTATATATAAGAATAGACTTTATAAATGTCCTCCTATCAGCTTAGTTCGTACTCATTTAGAAAAATTTAAACTTGAAAACGACCCTGATTGGAAGCCGTATTATAACTATAAAGGATTAGGTCTAGATTGCAGTGAATATGAAATGCAAAATTTTATAGATAATATTTATAAACCTCAGTCTATTTGTAACATGTGTCCAGTTAACCTAAATGGTGTCAGTCAACCAGAAGCAATTTTAAAACATAAATTAAAGGCAGTTTAATGAAAAAACCAAAAATTAATTATGCAGAATTACTAAGAAAATACAAAGCTGGCAAGTCTATTGGTTCTACGAACCGAGCAAGACTTGTTTCAAGAGGTATGCTACCTCGCAAATCTGGACCTCATAAAGGTAAAAAAATTGATCTCGGTAAACGAGGCAAATCATAAGGAGAATAAGATGGCTATGCACGGAAAAAAAGGAAACGGTAAAACCAAACCAATGAGCGGTGGTAAAAAACCTATGAATGGTAACGGGCTTACAGCAGCTCAAAAGAAACTTCCACCCGCTCTTCAGAAAGCAATTCTTAAAAAGAAAAAGGCGAAAAAGTAATGTTAAAAACAGCAGCAGAAATGTCCCTCCTATCTGCTCTTGTTTATAAAACTCAAGATGAGATAAACACAGAGTTACTTAGCATGGGCTGGAAAGATTGGTACTGGTTTGACCAAGATGGGACTCAAGCGTTTGTACTACCTCCTAAAACAGATGATAATCGTATTATTATTTGTTTTAGAGGAACAGAGCCTACTCAAATGAGTGACGTAATGGCAGACTTAAAAGCTTGGCCAAAACGTTCAAAAGAAAAAGGACTAGTCCACTTTGGATTCGTAGAAGCACTTGATTGTGTTTATGCAAAGATTGAAGAATGTTTAGAGCGTATTTCTCTTGGTTTAGCGGACGAGACTAAAGTTATATGTACTGGTCACTCACTTGGTGCAGCAGTTGCCACTATATGTGCTTCACGTATTGATGCACATGAACTTTATACTTTTGGTTCACCTCGTGTTGGTAATAGATCTTTTATTAAAGAAATGAAAGCAGATAATATCAAGCACTTTAGGTTCGTAAATAATAATGATATTGTCACAAAAGTTCCATTTGCTATAATGGGTTATAAACATGGTGGAGAACTTCAATATATTAATCACTATGGTAACATTAGAAGAATGACTCCTTGGCAAAGAACAAAGGATCAATGGAGAGGCAGACTTGCCGCTTGGAAAAAACGTCAACCTTTTGACGGTGTAATGGATCACAATATTGGTGATTATCATGAAAAAATAAAAAATGTCAGTTTACAGGGCAAGATCTAACTGTCCAATATGTAATAATGCAGAAGAAGTTTGGTTTTCTGTTGGAAAAATACAACCACTTGACATTGTTGAGTGTCCAAAATGTACTCATCTCTTTGAGCCTGCTGATTTTATTAGTACGTTTTTAGAGATGAGAACAAACTCAACAATATCTTCCTCATATCAATCTCACAACGTATCTTTACTTTAAGCTTGCTTAATACTATTTTTTTCCGTATATTTATTTATAAAATTAAAAAGGAGAATAAAAATGGCACGAGGCAAACGATCAAAGAATAGTGGATACATATCTAATGGTGAGCGTTCAAGCGTAAATAAATCTATTCGTAAAGCATTACGTTTAGAATATCTTCAAACTGAGGCTAGACTACTAAATCAGCAAGCTGCTTGGCGAGCTGGTAAAGCTGTTATGCTTACAGTCCCAAATCCTGATAAAAAGAATACAAAAGAACGCACAATACGTGTTCCTGCAACATCTCGTTGGGGATATCCCCGTTCTTCTGCAATAAAGATGCGATAATGCCTGAAGGTCCTGAATGCACTCGTACAGCCCGCCAAGTTGATCGGGCTGTACGCAATAAACAACTTGTTAATTTAAACTTTATCTCAGGTAGGTATGTTAAAAACTTGCCTACAGGCTTTGCTGATTTTTATATAGCACTTGAGGAGCGACAGCTACCAGTAAAAGGTGTATATAATAAAGGTAAGTTTATCTGGTGGGAGTTTGGAGACTTGTTACCCATTTGTTATATGTATACCACACTTGGCATGAGTGGCAACTTTAAACTTCAACCTTCAAAACATACAAGAATTGCTTTTTATTTTGACGATGACTCAGCTATTTATTACAACGATATGCGTAATTTTGGTACTGTTAAGTTTATATTTAGTGATAAAGATCATTCAAAAAAGTTGGCATCTATTGGCCCTGATATGCTTAATAATCCTTGTACTTTAGAAGAGTTTATTCGATTAGCTCGTAAAAAGCCAAAGTGGACAGCAGTAAAGTGGTTAATGGATCAAAGTCAGATCTCTGGTGTTGGTAATATTTATAAATCAGAATCTTTATTTTTAGCAGGATTAGCCCCTCATCGGTTAATGGAGTCTTTTACTGATGAAGAACTTCAAAAACTTTATTTAGCTGTGTGTCAGATTTTGACTGCTTCTTATGAAACTGGCGGAGCAACTATTAGAAATTATTCAGATCTTTACAATAATCATGGTCAGTACACTCGATTCGCTTCTTCACCAAATGAAATAGTTGATGCTAGAGGAGGTCACGTAATGGTATATAATCAAACTGTAGATATCTATGGTAATCCTGTTCAACGAGTAAAACTTAATGATGGACGCACAACATTTTGGTCACCGGAGGTACAACACTAATGCCGTGGAAAAACTATGATCCTGTAATTCAAATGCCGCATTGGTATGGCAAGTTACCTACTGACGGTGTACTAATTCCTACTACAGATGATATTGCGTATACTATGAATAGGGATTTTAGGTGGGCATATAATAAATTAACTATCTCTCAAATACAAAATATACCTTGTGGCCCTGTCGGTACACTTCCTACTGAGTACCCTGTTTGTGTAAAACCTATTATGAATTTGATGGGCGGGTCAATTCAATCAGAAGTTTGTCATAACGAAGAAGACTATAGTAAGATTTCTAATCCTGGTTGTTTTTGGTCACGCTATGCTATGGGTGAGCACTATTCTGTTGATTTTTTACTTGATCAAGGGCATAGTGCAAGAGAGTTTGTTTTTAGAGGAGAAAAACTTCAACACGGAGCTTTTGATTACTGGGAGTATATCGGTGAATTAAAAGATATTATTGATCTTGAAGCAAAAACTATACTTCACCGTTTTGTAGACCAAAACTTTTTTGGGTACTCAGGTGTTGTCAATATTGAAATAATAGGCACTCAAATTATAGAAGTACAGCTTAGAATGGGAGATATTGATAGATTTGGGGATGTTACTATCATGCAAACTGTATATGATCTATATAATGAGAACGATGTAAGTTATATGTATGAAGATAACTGGGGGCGCAAAGAAAGTTTTTACTTAGCAGCACTATTTGCTCAGCACGCAGATAACCTTACTTTAAATTTTGACGCACTTGACTATATTATTGGTGATTATGTTACTTATTATCAAATAGATGATCCTAGCCTATGGCACACTAATCCTTCTCACGGAAAAAGAGTTGCATTATTTTGTGGAGATGATTGGGATTCGGTAGCATGGGCAAGAAATATTGCGGCAGCTATGTTCAAACCAGATATTGATGGAAAATACTTATCTCCACTAAAGGACTATCAAGAGTTAAGTCTTTAGTTGCATATTAGCCTTATTTTTGTTATATTATTAAAAATAAGGAGATATCATGAAACAGTACAGACCATCTAAGATTACAATGCAAGAAGATCATGACCGCTGGTTAATGAAGCGTGGGGTTCATCCTACTCAACTTGCTAAGAAGCTTAAAGTTTCTCCAAACTTTCCAGATTATGCTTGTGAACGTGTAGCTCCAACCTCTGATGTAGTTGGTAATGGCTTTGTTGCGTCTAAGAAAAGATACTCTGGAGTAGGTGTGCATATAGGTCAGGCGTACAACAAAGGTAATTTAGTAGTGCTCTCTCAAAAAGAAGCATCAGATTCAGCAACAGGAAAACGTAGAACATGAGTCATTTTTTTGAAACAAGAACTGAAGTAACAAAATATGCAAATGAGTTTATTAGACGCATCGAAAAACATTGTCAGGAAGAGATATATGTAAATTTTGAACTTGCATCTATTAAACTTGATTGGGATAAGAAACGTAGATCGTCTCGTGGAGGAATGTACGCAGATGGTCCTGGCATCAACATCGCTATGTGGCATCTATACAACCCAATTAACGAATTACATAGAGTATATGAATATAAATCATTTGACTCTGATCCAGAGATAGGCGGCTTTTATACTCGTAATAAATGGCATAGACTTGAAATGGTACTTATACATGAGATAGCACACGCTCTTCAATACTACTCATACAAACTTAATAACTTTAGGTGTAAGCCGCACGGACCGACATGGCGTAATTTTTATCGTCGTCTACGTAATGTGTTTTTAAATCCTTATTTAGAACCTCAACATGACGCACAAGTTGAGTATCAAGATATGATTGATGAAGTTGTAGGAGTTAGACCTGATTCAATAAGTAGACGTGCAGCAAGTAGATAAGTTTTTTGTTTGCAAAGTAAAATGAAAATAGGTATTATATACAATGGCAAATTATATATTAAGAAAAAGTAAGTTCAGTCATGAAATTGCAAAGTTTGAAGAATCAAGCTATCCAAGTGATGTATATCGTATCTCTGAACGAAAGTGCTTTTGTCCTTCTCGTTATAGCTCTTGTAAACATCTAAAAATTTTCAAGGTTTGGAAAGATGAAGATTACCCGACTGGTAAAATATATGATGATCAGGCTCAAGTAATTGGAGAATTATTTTAATGGATGTAGTAATTTTATCTGGGGGATTTGACCCTGTACACGATGGGCATATTCGTATGTTTAGAAGTGCGGCATTAATGTATGATAAAGTTTTAGTAGGGTTAAATTCAGATGGCTGGCTTACTCGTAAAAAAGGTGCTTCGTTCATGCCTTTCAGTGTAAGAAAAAACATTTTAGAGTCCATAAAGTACATAGATTTTGTATACCCATTTGATGATTCAGATGACACAGCTATTGATTTAATAAATGATATGAATCATGCCTGGGGAGATGTAGCGTCTACAATTACCTTTGGTAATGGTGGTGACAGAAAAGACGGGAATTATCCAGAACTTGAGTTTTGTAGAGATATGAATATTCTTATTGATGATGATATTGGTGGAACTGATAAAGTTAACTCATCATCAAACTTTTTAGCAAATTGGCGATATAAACCTACAAAACGTGATTGGGGAATTTATGAAACTCTTTCTGACTATAAAACTGCAAAAGTAAAAGAACTTGTTGTAAATCCACAATCTCAACTCTCTTGGCAAGTTCACGAAGAGCGGAGTGAGATCTGGTTTGTGCGAGAAGGTAAAGGTACTATTTATTATTCTACTGATACACATGGCAAGCAAGTAGAAAAAAAGACTCTGTACAAGAACAACTATTTTGAAATACCAGTAGGAAGGTGGCACCAGTTAGTAAATGAAACTAAAGAACTTTTATCAATTATTGAAATTCAGTATGGCACTAATTGTGTTGAGTCCGATATCTTACGCGGAAGCAGACCCAGCACAGATTAAATGTGCAGCTGATAATATTTATTGGGAAGCACGTAATCAACCTGTAAAAGGCATGATTGCAGTTGCTTGGGTTGTGCGTAATCGTGTTTTTGATGATCGTTTTCCTGATAATTACTGCGATGTAATTAAGGAAGGACCAATACGAGCTTCTTGGAAAAACCCTGACATCATGTACCCGATTCGTAATCGTTGTCAGTTTTCTTGGTTTTGTGATGGAAAAGATGATGAGATACCTGCTGGTGATTATTTTATTTATGAAATTGCACATGCTATTGCTTTTAAAGTTTATTACCAAACAACACTACCAGATTTTAGTCAGAATGCTACACACTATCATGCTGATTATGTTCGCCCACGATGGGCTGATACAAAAACATTAGTTACTGTCATCGGTAATCACTTATTTTATATATGGAATTAATATTATGATAAAATTGTCGATCTATACAACACTCAAAGCAGGAGTTCTTGATCCTCAAGCTAAAGCTATCACAGGCACTTTAAATTCTATGGGTTATAATCAAGTGTCTCATATGCAAATGGGAAAAACATTTATTCTAGACATAGACACAGATGATGAAAGTAAAGCAATTCATTTAGGTCATAAGATGTGTCAGTCTTTACTTACAAATACTACAATGGAAGATTATACCGTTACTGTTATAAAATAAAAATTTTCTTGCTTTTAATTATCACTTTTGATATACTCGTATGAATGGAATCCCGTCAGGGAGTAATTTATTCAAGGAGTAACTATGACACAACTAATATCACCTACAAAATTTACAGATACTGTTGGCCTTTTAAGGTCATTTTTTTTGAGCAAAGGGTTCAAAGAAGTACATACACAGAATAGACTTTCAATACTTGCCGCATGCGAAGATCCTTTCAATGTAGCAACGTATAACTACGCAGGAAAAGTATGGCCACTCCCACAAACAGGTCAAATGTGGTTAGAACATGAACTATTATCAGCCCCTAACGAAGAGGGCTTTTTTTGTGTCTCTACTTCTTATAGGCAAGAACCAAATGCAATACCAGGAAGACACGATATTATATTTCCTATGTTTGAGTTTGAAATGCCAGGAACTATAGATGATCTTAAAGAAATGGAATATGCTCTGTGTGAGTATCTAGGCTTTGACGATCTAACTGAGAAAACTTATAGAGAGTGGCAAACTTATTTTGGTTTAGAAGAGACAGTTGAGATGGAGGCTGAGCACGAAACTTCTATGTTTAAAAAGTGTGGGTCTACTATGATTACAGATTTTCCTGAGATGACCTCTCCATTTTGGAATATGAGTAGAAACGATGACGGAAAAACATCTAAAAAGATTGATGTTATACTTGGAGGAATGGAGACTATTGGTTCAGCAGAGCGTTCATGCGACGTAGAGCAAATGAGAGATACCTTTCACACAATTACAGAAGGTGCTTACTCAAAACTACTTTTTGAGCTATTCGGCAAAGACAGAGTTGAAGCAGAGTTAGAAAAATTCTTAGAGTTTGACTTTTTCCCCCGTGTTGGTGGAGGAATTGGCATGACAAGAATGATAGCTGCGTTAGATACGCTTAATTAACTATATTCTAGAGTGGCGAAAATGGTAAACGCGCACGACTGTTCATTGTGTGATTGATATTAATCTTGTAGGTTCGACTCCTACCTCTAGAGCCAAAAATTTTCTTGCTTTTTTATTAATTTTTTAGTATATTATTAGAGTAGATGCTCTTTCGAGGTCTATTTAAACTTTCTTGCTTATAAAAAAGGAGAATAATGATGACTGGATCATTCGCATACCCTAATAGTGTCTTTTTAGGCTTTGACCACATAGCCGAAGAACTAACCCGCATTCGTGAAAAAGCTAACGATGCATACCCCCCTCATAATGTTATTAAAACTGACGAAATGAAATATACTGTAGAACTTGCAGTAGCTGGATTTACTCGTGAGAATATTGACATTGAAGTTAAAGATCATGTCTTAACTATCAAAGGTGAACGTGCACAGCGCAGACCCCAAGAACATTACATTCATAGAGGTCTGTCTACTCGTAAGTTTACTCGAAGCTTTAGATTAAGTGAATATACAGAAGTCGTTGGAGCTGATCTTCGTGACGGAATTTTAATTATCGATTTAGAGGTTATTATTCCACAGGACGAATTACCTAAGAAAATAACGATCAAAAGGTAAAAGAAGATAGCGTCTCATCGTTAAATTTTAACTTTGGGAGAAACACAATGACAACACTAGTACTTAACTATTCAGCTAGTTTATTTGAATCAATCTATGCCTTACTACAAAACATTGCAAATGCATTTTTGTTAGCACGTCAAATGCAGGCTAATCATTATGCAGCAAAATTACTTTCTGATGCAGAATACAATGGTAAAGAATATCACCGTATCTTATCAGAAATGAATGAAGCTAGCAGTAAGCAATATGGTGTAAAATAATGTTAAAGTTTTTTTACAACTATTATTCAAATGATACTGCTGTTACTCAAGTATTAACTCGTCAGTCAAGCTTATTAAGCATGGCTAACTGGCGAACACTTTAATAAACCTTTGTGCAAAGGGAGCTGCGAGAGTAGCTCCTTTCTTGCTTTATGCCTATTTATCTTGTAATATCTTTTTATAACATTAACAAAGGAGAAAAATATGTCTGGCACTTTTCGTTTCAGCTATGATGCTGATTATAATCAAAATAAATCTTATGTAAAAGAAACACTACCCTCAATAAATTATGAATTTCAAACAGAAGAAGGCTCAGGATTAGATGATGTGCTTGTGAATGATATTCAGTTTCACTTCAACTCTTTTTTAAGAGGTCTTGGTTATGTTATAGAAGTAGAGGATAAATAATGAGAGATGTACTACTAAACGCTGTGCGTACACATGCACAAGGGCACATTGAAAAGCATCGTGCAAATATCGAAGTTTATCTAGCACACCCTGTGGGCATCGGTGAGCATTCTGATATTATTGAGGCTATTGAGGTAGAACTTGAGCAGATTGCTAAATACGAAGATCAAATTGATATCTTAGATAGTTATTTTGAAGGGTACTAAACATGGAAGTAATAATCATAGTTGGAATGTTGTTTTTTAATTCAAATGCTGATTTCTTTGAAGCTGAAAAGCAACAGCTTGCTGAGGGATATGTTTGGAAAAACTTACCAGAGTGTAGAGAAGTAGATGCTTCTCTGCCATCTCTTGTTATAGAACCTGGAAACGGTAAATCATTAGTTTGTTACAAGTTATCAAAATGAGGTCAAAAATGAATCCAAACCCACACTATATAAATATGATAATAAATTTTAGCATATTAGGAATGCTTATTTACGTAGCATTACAAGTTTCTTAGTAGGAGATTTAATGAAAAAATTACTACTAGCTTTTTTACTAACTACTTCTTGTTCGTCTGCATATGCAGAGACTGTGCAAGACCACTATAAAAGTGTTATAGTCAAGACACCTTTTGTTGTTGAGATCTGCTCTGAAGGTAATGGTAAATCAGATATTGAAAATTTACTTGAGGGCGCGATTGTTGGAGGAGCTATAGGAAATAATGTTCCAGGCGAAGACGGCGGAGGAGCCATTGGAGCAATTATCGGAGGTATTCTAAATTCAGAGCGTAATAAAGGCACTCGTTGCCGCACTGAAACTAGATATGATGAAGAATATGAAAATGTATATTCACATTCTACTGTAACTTTTTTACATAATGGTAGACAATATACTTTACGATTTAATAAATAGGAGTGAAGTGTTACGGAAGCACGGCTGGCTCCAACCCAGCAGGATAGGGTTCAATTCCTTACACTCCTGCCATTTAATAGAAAGAAGAAATTAATGATAGGAAAAAATATACCTTACATTGAATTTATGACTCGTATTCGCGATGACAGTATCGACGGACCGAACCCTTTTCGTTGGGAAGTTGTATCAACTGACCAATTATTTGGAGACAAGCGAGTGCTTGTATTCTCACTTCCAGGAGCTTTTACTCCGACGTGTTCAACCTATCAACTGCCAGGATTTGAAGATAACTACAATCGATTTAAGTCTGCAGGTATAGATGAAATATACTGTGTGTCTGTTAATGATGCTTTTGTTATGAACAAATGGGCAAAAGATCAATGTATTGAGCGTGTTAAAGTGATACCTGACGGTAATGGAGAGCTTACTGAGGCACTTGATATGCTTGTTAATAAAAAGCATTTAGGATTTGGTTATCGCTCTTGGCGCTACGCATTTGTAGCTGAGGATACAATGATTACTGATTGGTATGAAGAGCCAGGCAAGAATCAGCTTGGCGATGATGATGACCCGTATGGCGAAACATCCCCAGAAACAATATACAAAGACCTAACAGGAGAGTCTATATCTGATGAATAGGGTTTGGCGAATATGGGCTAAAACTATTGGATCAAAAATTGGAGATGACCGTGAAAGTGATCTTGCTGCAATTTTCCGCACCATATGGGTTATAACTCATATGGTTGCTTGCTTTTTTATTATTGCCCATAATGGCATAAAACTTGGATGGTTTTAAACAGATAAAATAATTTGTTAAACTCAAAATAGAGGATAAGTTTATGATTTACTATAAAGTATCGGTAGAGCCTAAATGGAAAAAGAGTATAGAAGAGGTAGAGCGTTGGACTTCTACTGAAAATCCTCGTGTTTTTGAGCGCAATATTGGTTGGCGTTGGGGCTCTTTTATCTTAACTGTTACTGAAGAAGAGTTAAAAGAACTACAAGAGTGGCAGGATAACGACTCTTTAGAAATAACTGCCTACGAGAACTGGGAGCTTGATACTACTTGGGACAGTGTGTGGTGTGACTGGTCTACATTCGCACTTAACTCAAGCAAAGAAACAAATCAGGATATTAAAGAAGAGCTTGAAGAAATGGAAGATGCAGAGCTTTGGCTAGAGACACAAGAATACTACCCAGAGATTGATGAGGTATGGATTCATTCTGGAGTAAAAGTTGAAGTGTTAGAGCAACTGGAGGAGGACTCATGAAACTAATAGCATTGACCACTGCTGTAGTGTTGCTATCATACAGCGTTCACGCAGGTGAGTGGAGAACAAAACCTGTGCGATGTGGATCATTAGAAGAAATTGGTGTAATACTTCAACAACAGGGAGAAGAGTATCTGCTAAATGGTTTAGGTATTGCTTATGATGAGGATCTCGAAGAGTTTGCAGTACAAGTCGGTCTATGGACAAATTCAGAAACAGGATCGTGGTCAATACTTGAGACAGATGGTGATGAAGCATGTGTATTAGCATTTGGATATGATTTGAGGTTTGATTTACTTGATAGCAATGACTCTAAAAGTTAAAAGATACGACGCTTATTATATGGGGTAGACAACTTTTTATTTTATGTTATGATTAGCATGTACTAGGATATTCCTAGTCACCCACGTGAGCGACGGGGTAAAGCCGTCAAGCGAGGAGATAAAAAATGGAAGCACTCACACTGTGGATGGCTATCGGCTTTCTATTTGCTGGTTATGCTGTTATCGCAAACGATTCTGTACAAACTCTCGGTACATGGATCGCATCAAATAATGAGAGATTTAGTTGGAAAGTAATGTGGGGAGCTGCTTCAGTAGTTCTCCTTTATACTTTGTGGTATGGTTGGTATACTAATGGTGGAGACATTAGTTATGGACGACTAAATAAAATACCGTTTCAAGAGATACAGTGGTATCATGCAATGGCACCAGGACTACTATTAATCTTAACCAGAATTGGCGTACCAGTGAGTACGTCTTTTTTAGTTTTAAGTGCCTTTGCATCAACCTTTGTGTTAGAAAAAATGTTGATCAAATCTATGATGGGTTATGCTGTTGCAGCAGTTGCAGCTTATGCAATTTGGATTGTGGTAAGCAAAATACTTGACGAGGCAAAGCCAGTAAAAGAAGAACACAAACGCTGGTGGAGAATAGGCCAATGGGTAACAACAGGTTTATTATGGTTCACTTGGTTATCACATGATATGGCCAACATCGCTGTGTTTCTCCCACGACAGATACCGTGGGATTTAATGATTATAATTAGCATACTATTTATTGTTGGTATGGCTTTTATGTTTCGCGAAGGTGGTGGTAAAATACAAAATATTGTGATTGAAAAGCATAACACAAGATATGTACGCTCAGCTACAATAATTGATGCAGTATACTGGCTGATCCTTTGGTTTTTTAAAGAACTTAATGATATACCAATGAGCACTACTTGGGTATTTGTTGGGCTACTGTGTGGACGAGAACTCGCAATGGCTACAATTACTGGTAAACAAAAGTGGAGAACTGTGTTTCCGCTAGTAACAAAAGACTTTATCAAAATGATGATTGGGTTAGGAGCTTCTGTGGCTGTGGTGTTATCAATTCACTACGTTATTGTGCCTAACGGACTACACTAGTGGACGATTTGCAATAGAGCATTTACCCACAAAAGTGCACTTTCATAGAGCGATGCTACTACGTAGCATCGCTTTTTTATTGCCAAAATGCGTTAATTCTTATATTATTACTTATGATTTTAAGCTACAAAAATAACTTTATATTCTTTAAGACACAAAAAACTGCTGGCACAAGCATACAAGCAGCTCTTTCTACTATCTGCGGTCCTGATGATATTATTTTAGGTACAATGATGATAGATGGTGTTTTACATGATAGTCATATATCTTGTGGTCAAAACTTGGACAGATTACCTAGAGGGCTTGCGCCTAAAACTTATACTGAAGTTTCGCAGTGCTGTAACGTGCCTGACTTTTTTTCGTTTGGATTTGTTCGTAATCCTTATGACTTAGCTGTATCAAGATACCACTGGGATGTTACTGGTAAATCTGTTAGACTTACTGGAAAAGTTGAACAAGAGTCTAAGATCGAAGGATTTAAAGACTGGGCTAAACAATATATTCAAGAATATGCATATAGTGATTTGCAGCATCCTTATTTAGGAACTGAAGATAGCACTCTCGTTGACTTTGTTGGTAGATATGAAAATATCTCAGAAGACTATAAAACGATTGAAAAGTTAATTAATTGTAAGCTACCAGATCTTACTCATGAAAAAAGCGGCTTTCGTGATAAAAACGTTCACTACTCTGCATACTATGATGAAGAGACAAGAGAACTTATCTACAATTTTTTTAAGATAGACTTTAAACTGTTTAACTATCGTCGTGATGAAAGAGTATAGAAGGAGATGAAAATGACTGAAAAAAGAAAAACTGCAAGCGTTTATACCTTTGACCAATTTTTTACTAATACTGATACTGCAAAACTGTGTTTATCTAATATTGATTTAGATAATTTTGACTTAGTTATAGAACCAAGCGCAGGAGAAGGAAGTTTTTTTGATTTGCTACCTCATGACAAGCGTGTTGCGGTAGAGATAGATTCAAGACTTAAAAAGGATATAAGTTCTTGGATCTGCGGCTCTTGGTATGACTATACACTTAAAAAAGGAAACCATCTTGTAATCGGCAATCCACCTTTTGGTACACAAAACAAAGAAGCAATAAAGTTTTTTAATCATGCAGCACAATTTGCTGATACAATAGCTTTTATCATTCCTCGCACTTGGAAAAAGCCCCATATTCAAAACTCTCTTTCTTTAGATTTTAGTTTAGTCACTTCTATAGATTTAGATAATGCTTTTTATGGGGAAAAGGCTACTTCTGTAAAGTGCTGCTTTCAAGTCTGGAAGCGAACAAACAGCCCTCGTAAAAAGATAAAACTTTCTACTGTTCATCCAGACTGGCAGTTTTTACCTTATACATCTCGTGATAAAGAACTACACCCTCCGAAAGATGCAGACTTTGTTATCTTAGCTTATGGCTCAAATCCTGGTCAAATGAGCGATGATTTATATCGTTGGCGTCCAAAGTCTGTTCATTTTATCAAATCGAATATTGATCTTAGCATTTTAAAACAACGATTTACTAAACTCGATTATTCTTCAGCACACGATTCTGCGAGACAAGCTTCTTTAGGTAAGGGAGCATTAGTTCAACTATATGAGATGCAATATGCTTGATGATCTATGTGAAAAAATTCTTACAAAATATACTTTAGAACAACTCAAAAAAGAAGCTATTAACATTGCTTATGAACATGATTACGCTACAGCTTTAGCATGGACAGTTGTTAATAAAAATACAAATAATGATTTAGGAAAAGTAGGTGAACACTTAGCTAATCACTTTTTTAATTGGAAACGTGTTAAGGGAGACACTGATTCTATCATTGGTAATCACAAGGTAGAAATTAAAACTTCAGCTCCTCCTATGGGGTCTTATAGAATTGGACAAATAAAACTCAATTATGATTTAACACAATCTTTGTTTTGTCAGTTTTTTCACTTTAAAACTAAACAGCTTCAATTTTATTGGATCCCTACTATCCAAACATTTTTAGATGAGTTTGAACAATGGGTTGGTAATGATCAAGGTAATGACGGGTCTAATGTAGGAATTCGTTCTATTCCTCACGAAGGGCCTTGCTGGACAAAACTACAACAATGGAGAATTGCATATGACGACATCCCTAGAGGATTGGAAACTACAAGCTAATACTTGGATTGAGATTGCTTACTCTTGTACTCTCACTCCTCTTTTACCGAAATATCAGTATCATGTGATAGATAGATGTTTAAGAGGAGCATCTGATGTAATCTCAGCTGAAAGCACTTCAGTCCACTCTAACACTGCATCACTAATACAGTGGTGTAAGCTCTGGTCAAGTGAGGCACTCTTTAAATATCAAAGTATTAAAGATGACTTAACTGAACAACGTGGAGGAAAGCCGCCAACTCATCGCCAGATTTGCAATGCGCGAGATGAGCGAGGCAAGCGGTGGTTTACTTGTGAGCATGAGTATCCGATTCTAATTCCTAAAAAAGGTATCCGAGATCAAGGCTGGACTCTGCAACAGCTACGCGATTGGATGTGGCGATACTCAAAAGTCACAATCATACTTAACTTAGAAAATGATAGACTACTACCTTGGACAGAGGACATGAGCGTAGCAGCCAAAAGATATGAAAATGCAGGCATTGTAGTCTGTGAACACCCACAATATAGGATTGATTAATGATTGGTGATATAAGAGACAATGATAATAAACGTGGTAGCATAATTCACGGATTAAATATGCATACTCATGCACTTAAAAAAGGATATAAATCAAAAGCAAATGCATTATGTCCAATATTATTAAACTACGCAAAAGAATGGAAAGCTTCAAGTCCCAATGACTTTATAGAAAAAGCTGAAATGTGCTTAGATCACGAACAAAAATGGAGCGTTAAAGGTGTTAAAATTGAAGGTAGCTATGCTAATCAGACATTGAAAACTTTATTTTATTACTCAGATGAGAATAGTTATAGACAACTTCAGGATATTTTTGATAGTAATCCAACAGATCGGCGCTCTCCGAGTGCAAGAATGATTGAATCAATTGGTGTAGAGAGTTGGCTGAATTGGAATAAACATTTGAAACAACTTGAGGATCAGTTGCTACCACTTGAAAAGGTAAGTGATCCTCTATCACTTCCAAAATTAAAAATTAATAAATTGTAATTACTACTTTTATGTGCTACTATTGTTGCATAGCTTGAACGAATTGATACGCTGGCGAACAGCGCGGCACAAACTATTCGACATAGTGCGACCGTAGGGAGCTATAGTATAAACGTAGTTTATTATCGTTCTAGCTCACACTTGCGCCTAAAGGTATATTTTGCTAGTTTATGACTTCCCTTACACAAATGTTGAATTAGATAGAGTTTTACATTACTATTACAATGGTAAATTTTATAATTCTCAATATGCAGCTGCTAATGATATTTTTCATGAAGGTTTTGCTAATGTTTCATCAGCTCATTCAAATATTCAAGCAACTCTGTTTAAACATTTAACTCCTTTTTCTGATATAGATTGTACCATAGAGCCAACCGAGTCTTGGGAAGAGTTATGTCGGGACAGAGCTTTATATTTAAGAGATACATTTAGAAACATTACTCTTTCTTTTGGGGGAGGAAGTGATTCCTTACACATTTTAAATATTTTCTTAAAATATAAAATCAAATTAGACAATATTATCTTAGTAAAAGATGATTTCAAAATAATTGATAAATCTGACAATAAGGCTAATGAAGTTGAAGATCTTGTCGGAGTTCCGTTACTAAAACAAGCACATGAAGTATTGGGGGCTAATGTTGGTATATATAAATCATCTGATTTGTTCTCAGATATAAATCACTATTATACTGAACTCTCTAAAAGAGATTTATTTTCA